TTATGACTGGGCGTTGTGCTCGGTAATCGATGTACGCAGCAACTGGGGTTCGATATTCTGGATCACCGTGGCTTTAGGTTGCTTTGCCATCTCCTCCAGCGCCTGCTGACACTCAACCGTCGGACGGGCCACTTTTCGCAGCGTCAGGCCATCGTAGCTAAGCTCGCCATTGTCGACATCCAGCGGCATCACACGCAGCTGACGCGTCACGTTAACGTAGTCGCCATTCAGTCGGGTCAGCTTGCCGGGCTTGGCGATCACCCGCTGCCACTGACGGCAATCCAGCGTGCTGCCATCCGCATTAATAATGATGCTGCCTGTCGCCTGACCGCTGATCAGACCGCTCTGCGGTCCGACGGTTTGCCAGTTGCCCTGCAAATCGGCAGGTGCCGGGGTCTGCACCGCATTTTCATAATCGTTGATTTGCGCACAGCCACCCAGTGCCAGCGCCGCAATCAGCATCCACTTTTTCATGTTTAATCCCTAAAATCGCGTTAATGGCGGCTACGTTATAATTTTTTCCCCGCGCTGCGCAAGATATCTGACGGTTCGGGCTGCTGCTTCCCCCCGGATTGCAGCCCATTTCTCACCTTATCCGTTACCTGGCGTTCCCGGCGCGGCTGTCTGCGGGCGGCCACCGCCGCGACATTCCGGCGCGACGGTGCCTGACAACCGTAAGACAACCCGTTACACTGGCGCGCTGCAACAGACTTTCAGGAACAGAATGATGAAAACCCCAGAAGCCTACTACGCGCAGGCACGCGAGATGTTTTTTACCGCCCACCCGGACTTTCAGGCTGCCCTTGATGAACTGACTGAAAGCGATGCCCGCGCGGCCAATCTCTCACTGCGAGAGCTGCGCGAATGGCATGCTGAACGCATCTATGCGGCCTTCCTGCGTCAGAAGAATCTGGATGGCATGATTTTTTCTATCCAGCTCGCTGAGCCGGATAAAGCGGTGGCGGCTGAAGCTATCGAGGCTTATCTCAAATCGCATGCTGCATCACTGGGGATGAGCTGGGAAGAGTTCTGCATTAAAAACGAGCTCTGATTGAGGCGACCTCTGAAGACGCGTGCCGGTTAATCTTCTTCAGAGGTCAGTTTCACCCTGCCCGCGCGTTCAGGGGGTCCTGCCCTTCACCTCAACATAACTGGCCACGGCCAGCAGACGATTAATGTGGGTCAGCAGCAGATCAACATCGGACTGCATAAATTCGGCTGAAGAGCGGGAGGCGGTGACAATCGCATCCTGTACGGTTTCGGTAATGGTCAGGGAGTTATCCTGTTTTGCCTGTACCAGCAGCGCCGCAACCAGCAGCGACTGGGCTTCAATCTGAGCGGTCAGCTCTTTCGCATCCACATCCATTTTCGCCAGCTTAAGCAGAATATCGATTACCAGTTGTCGCATCGCGCAGGCCTCCTGAAGAGTAAGCCGCCATTATGTCGCGATGCGCGCGCATTTTTCCAGCTGAAGATAGCGGCCCGGACGGCATAAAAATTTGCGTCAAAACCGGTGCACAACCTTGCTACTGTTTTTATTTACAGTATTATAGATCAGCGATTTTGCCCTGAATGGATTGCCATCATGTTTGTTGAATTGATTTATGACAAGCGCAACGTTGCCGGTTTACCGGGTGCTCGCGAGATGATTCTTGAGGAGCTGGAAAAGCGGGTGCATCGGGTCTTTCCTGACATTGAAGTTAAGGTTAAACCGATGGAGCGTAATGCGATTGACACAGATTTGAGTAAGAACGATAAAGCGACGGTTGCGCGTATCGTGGAAGAGATGTTCGACGAAGCGGAAATGTGGCTGGTGGCCGATTAATCCCTGATCGGCCACCGCATCAGTCAGCGGGAGAGGAATCAGCTCTCCTGCTCACTGTGATTAATTTCAATCTCAATATCCTGAATGGCGGCATCCAGGTCGTCCAGCAGTTTACCCTGTTTGTTGAGCAACGCGTCGATTCGGTCAGCGTTGGTCTTGTCTTTATATTCACCGGCATCAAAGGCTAACCAGTGGCTGGAGAGGGTTTCAGTGTTGGTCTGCGCATAGTGGCGCATCTCTTTCAGCTGCGACGCTACGTCACGCAGATAATCATTTTTGGTCTTGGTTTCAGTTGAATCGCTCATGCTAATTTTCCTTCTGGTCAGTTTTCCAAAGTGATTAGGCTTTGCGGTTCATCAACCAGCCAATCAGCGGGCCTGCATTTAAGATAGAAAATGTCGCCCGGAGATTTAAACGTAGTTGATAATAGCGAAGCCGCTCTAAGAATAATCGGAAGTTACGGCTATTGCCCCGTTTCGGCCGAAGGTAAATCGCCCTCTTTTACCACCTCTTTGACTTTGTTGACCGTTTTATCTGCTGTGCGATCGGGCAGCGCATCAAGCTTATGCTGCAACGCCGCAACCTGATCCGTGAGCAGATCGACTTTGTCCTCACGGCGGGCGGCGATCACCCGGTAATCAGCCCGGATCTCCTCCACCCGTTTATTTGCGGTGTTGCTGACATAGAGAAAAATGATGGTCATCAGGATGCAGATCATCGAACAGCTCAGCAGAATTCCGCCGAGAATCACTTTTCGCCGGTATGTCAGAACAGTCAAAGGACTATTTATCGGTGTCATCGCTGCGATCCTCCAGAGTTGAGATAAGCCGATCAATTTCATTACGAAACTTATCGTTCTGATCGGTTTCGGTCATTGCCAGTAAAATACCCACTGCGTTTTTGATTAACCGGAGATCGGTTTCAAGCGTGGCAATACGCCGCAGATTTCTGTCGTGCCGTTCGCGTAACTCATCATTCTCCTCCCGTATCAGCGCATTGCTCTCTTTCAGCAACACCACCTGCTCTTTGTAACTGGTAATAATTTCGCCGCCTGCCCGATTACTGGTCACGATTGAGGCGATACCCGCCAACAACGGTTTCCAGAAAAGTGCTGCGGCGCCCCCACCCAGAACTAACGCACCCATACTGGTAATCAGACTACTTTCCATGCCACACCCCTTTTTCCGGTAAGGTCTCTGGAACTCACGGCATGCTTAACAGCCACCTTTTCCCCCACGAATTTAAGATTGCTTAAATACCAGGTTTAAGTATACTTAAGTCACTCTTAACCAAAAAGTCAAGCAGATGAAAAACGAAACCCTGGGTGATCGCATCCGACTCCGACGCAAGTCACTGCAGTTAACGCAGAAGCAGCTGGCGCAGCAGGTAAACGTGTCCCATGTGGCCGTTTCGCAATGGGAAAAAGAGGAGACTCTGCCGCGTGGCGAAAACCTGCTTCGGCTCTCTGAAGCACTGGGCTGCGCACCGGCCTTTCTGATAGAGGGTGATGGTCCTGTTTTCAGCGAAAGCGCCTGGGCCGGGCTGCACCAGATTCCTTTGCTGGCGCAGCGCGATGTGGCGCAATGGCTAAGTGATCCCGCTTCTGTCCGGCAGGATCGTCTGATGCATAACGATATGGCGCTGTCTCAGCAGAGTTTTGCCTTTCGGGTAGAGGATCAGTCGATGGCACCGGCGATTCTGCGCGATGATGTGGTGATTATCGATCCCAGCCTGTCACCGCAGCCTGGCGACAGCGTGCTGGCGCTACAGCAACAGGTCGCCCTGCTGCGAACCTGGCGTCAGCGAGGCAGTGAAGAGGGTGTCACGCAGTTTGAACTCGCACCGGTCAATATCAATTTCCCTGAGCTGCACTCCCGGCGCGATAACCTGAAGCTGATTGGTACGCTGGTCGAACTGCGCCGCTTTCGTCAGCCATAAAAAAACCCGCCGGGTGCGGGTTATCGGTTCTGCATTTAACCGTGGTGGCAATATGTCGGGAAATCAGAGTGCGTCGGTCAGCCGATCGACAACCACATTACCCTGCAGGTCGGTCTGCATAATCCGGTAGCTGACCGGCCATGAGCGGCGGGTTGTGAGTTTATCGAACAGCGTGACGCCGCCCTTTTTAACCCCTTCGCGGTTAACAATAATCCACTCGGTGACCTCTTCCTGACCCCGATTTCGCAGGCTCAGCGACCGCTGCTCGATTAACTGGTCTTCCGCTTCAATCTTTAAATGATCTCGTAACATAATCTCTATCTCCTGGTAACGCAGCTCACTATATGCCTTTTGTTAATCAGTTCAATCGAATTTTTTAATCGAAGTTACTAACAGCCTGGTGCTGGCGTTACCCGCAGTGAAGAGAGCTCCTTTCACGTCGATGTCTCTGACAGGGCCGGAGGCGAGATCTCAGCGCTGGTCTAGACTTACAGCACTGGGAACCAAAAGGAGCGAATGATGTTTAAGCACAAAACGAACGAAGAACGTAAGCATGAAGGTGATGTGAGCAAGAGTCTGCCGGAAGCAGCGCCGCACGTGGGCAACGCTTATGAGGAAGATGATCACCCTGCGACGGATGCCCCAAAAGATCACGGGGAAGTGCCGCGCAAAAATGACGACAGCCAGGATGATAAAAAAGATCCTTTCAAAGCGCAGTAACTCCTGTGAGGCGCGTCCTCCGGGCGCGCTGGTCTGTCACGCACTCTGTCGCCCTCCTCATTGTTAATCGATCGCTGAAGATTGACCGGTCTGATGCGCAGCCTGCTTTCCCCCTTCTCTTTTACGACGCTGAACAGCACACGACCATCGTGATGCAGCCGGATTATCATTGCGTAATACGCTATTATCTGTCCGGAATGACAGGGAGCCGTTTTCTTTGTCACGGCGCAGAGTGTCAGCAACGATGAGAGTGTCTGGAATGAAAAAAAGCGTTATTGCCCTGAGCCTGATTCTGCTGAGCGGATGCGTGGACATGGGACGCGTCGGACTGCATCCTCAGGTAAAAATGGCGTATTTTGACGGGCATCCCTGGCAGCTTGAGTCCTGCCTGAGTGAGGCGGCACAGAATCAGCAGCTTTACCTGGCTCAGGATGATCCGCTGCCGGGGGGAACAAAAAGATTTAACCTTGAACAGGATGGCGAAACGGTCGCGTGGGTCGAAATTGACAGGTTTAGCCGCAATCAGACCAGTGCCACCTTCTACGCTGACCCGAAGGCGTCTGACGTTCAGGCCGCAATTTCAGATATGGTCACAGCGTGTAAGACATCACGTTAGTCAGATAGCCTGGCCATGATTACAGCGTTTGCACGCAGGCAGCAAAGTATGGCCGCCCTTCTCCGATATTAACCACCTGAAGTGGCTGCACGCTGACAGAGGCGGCCAGGGCAGCCCGGCTTACTCCGCCTGTACACAATCGTAAGATCCGCGTATCCGAATCTGATTCTGGCTGGTTCGGACGATTTCAGCCCTGAGCTCTGCTTTCCCCGCGCGCGTTGTCTGCTCTAAATCAACCATGCCCGGCGCCCGGGCGTTTTTAGCCCGCAGCTTTACCGTTGCGTTTTCGTAATCCCCCTTCTCCTTACTGAACGTCACTCTCTGCGTTTTCGCACGTTCGCCATTGACGGAGAACCAGTGATTCTTATCCGCTTTCAGATAGAACGGCCCGCACTGCGTGGCAGAGAAGGCGGGGGCTGACAAGGCGAACAGACAGGCTATCAGGGTGACTCTTTTATTCATAATGCTGGCGTCCTGCTGGAGCGAAGGGAAACAGAGCAGCGATGCAGGGGAAACCGTGTTTCCTCCCTCGCCGCCCGGGATGTGAAGGAGTATAGCGAAGGGTGGCGCGATTGCTGACGCCGCTGTTCTCAGCCCCACCTCTTCTGTGCAGACTCGGGAGGGAGGTCCGTTATGCGACCTCACCCTTCACACGCTGCTTTTACCCGTCCAGCCGGTTCAGTTTTGCTACACCTGCATATTCATAATTTCACTTTGAATATTTAGCATATCAGGTTGCTGTGCGTTGAGGTGTGGTTTTACAGAGACATACCGCAAGTCACAAACTGCCTTAGTGGTGGTTTTAAGGTGATTTGCGGTATTTTTTTGTGCTACATGTGTGCTACGCCTAAATGGTCGGCCGGTAGGGCTCATGCAAAGCCTTAACCTCAGCTATGACTTTTCCCTGTTCGACAATCCCTTCAGGCCAACCCCCGCCTTTTATCTCTCGTTCTTAAAGCCGGCGGTCAAAACACCACCGGCAGGTCAGAGAATCTTGTGGTATAAGCCGGTGAAAGCATTTCCCGCTTCATCGCCCAGGTATTCTGAACACCCTGCCCTGCAAACCACAGATTACCCTTCCCGCTCAGGTTTATGCCGTCCATAACGCGCATCAGCGCCTCGCTGTTGGCCTGTGGTTTGTTTTCATCAAACAGGTTCAGCTGTGATACACCCTGGCTGTAGAAATCACCCAGCATTACGCCTGCTTTCATGTAGCGGTGTCCGTCGACCCAGATACGATCAAGCGCCTCAATGGCTACCCGAATAATATCGCGTGTGTCATTAGTTGGCGTAAGTACCTTGCCAGTGGACTGGTTGCCGTAAAACACCTCACCCACCGCGTGCGGGCTGGTCCTTACGAATACTGCTATCTGACTGCAATACTGGCGCTCTCCGCGTAATTTACCTGCGGCTCGCGCTGCAAAAGTGCACACAGCTTCGCGCATGTCGTCGTACTGCGTGATTTTAGAACCGAATGAGCGGGAGCAGACGATCTGCTGTTTGGTGGGCGCGAACTCTTCCAGCTGCAGGCACGGCTCACCGCGTAACTCCCTGACGGTTCGTTCCAGCACAACATTAAAGTGTTTGCGTATGGTGTAGGTGCTTTGCTCTGACAGGTCTTTGGCGGTCAGAATCCCCATCGCGTTGAGTTTCTTGCTGATGCGCCGACCAACGCCCCAGACATCCTCAACCGGCACCAGTGCCATGAGCTTACGCTGACGTTCAACATTCGACAGGTCAACGACGCCGCCTGTCTGCTTCCATTTTTTTGCAGCATGGTTAGCCAGTTTGGCGAGCGTCTTGGTCTGGGCTATCCCCACGCCAACGGTCAGATGCGTATTACGCTTAACGGTTTCCCGCACCTCCCTGCCGAAGTTTTCAAGAACCATGCAATTGCGAACACCGCTCAGGTCCAGAAACGCCTCATCAATCGAATAAACTTCCACGCTGGGTGCCATCTGCTCCAGCGTCGTCATTACCCGGTTACTCATATCGGCATAAAGCGCATAGTTACTGCTGAAAACCTGAACGCGGTGCCGGCGAAACTCGTTCTTAAGTTTGAAGTACGGCGCCCCCATGGGTATCCCAAGCGTTTTAGCCTCTGCTGAACGGGCAATGACGCATCCGTCATTGTTGCTAAGCACTACGACCGGTTTTCCCCGCAAATCGGGCCTGAATACTGTTTCGCAACTTGCATAAAACGAATTAACATCGACCAGGGCAAACATCACACAACACCATTCGGGTTGTACAACTGAAACAGGCGCTCTTCGCCGTCAGTGGTTGAGATGTCGCGGAATGCTGTGGTGTGCATCTCGATCCATTTGTTGGCCGCCTTTAGCGTGTAATGCCAGTTAATGCGGTCAAGCTCTCTGATGAAATCCAGTGTGCTGATGGTGTAGCGACCGGCAGTATCGCGCTTTATAGCCTGCCGGAAAGCGATCATGATTTCGTAGTCACGCGGCATGATAAATCCCCCCTGATAAATACTGTATGGATAAACAGTAATATCGATCAGCAGATTTGATCAAGGCGAAACGAGTAGCAAAATTGTAAAGCTGCAGCTAGTGCTGAAATTTTAATCTGGCGGCTTCGGTTGCGCGTGACTAATCTCAAATCACCCACCCCGCAGCCTGCTCAGAGAGGCGCGGTTGAGTCATTGCCCGGTCGCCGGGCTTTTTTATTTGACGCTCAGCTACTTATTAATCAAAGTATGCGGAAAATCTTAAACCAACAAAACATGGTGTAATTTTGACAGAGCAAAGAGGCAATTTAGCAGGCCATTTTCCGGCAGCCGATGGGATCAGGGGACTAGCAGTGCTGGTTGTTCTGGTTGCCCATGCGTTAGTTATGTTCATACCAGCTACGAGACCTTATTTAGGAGGAACGGGGAAAATAGGCGTGTGGCTCTTTTTTGTTCTTAGTGCTTTTTTACTTACAAATAAGTTTCTAAAAAATGGATTAAATATAAAATCCGTCTCGGAATACTTTTTTGGTCGGGCTTTAAGGATATTGCCGCTATTTTTTATAGCTTCAGTTTTCTATTTTTACTTGGGCTATTATGATGCAGAAACACTAAGAAATGTCTTGGCTTTTCAGCAAGGTTTTGCACACCTTTGGACTATCCCAGTAGAATTCAAGTTTTATTTCATACTGCCGATATTATTAATAGCATTCCAGGCCATTAGAAATCGATTCGGGGTGTTTTCGGTTGTGCTCTTAGCAACTTTAATCGCCACTGCATTTAGATATTTTTACCCTGCTAGCTTACTTCAGGAAAATTCAATAGAAACCCGCTGGTATATATCTAGCTTCATAGTAGGAATCCTTTTATCTTATATTATAAGGAATCTTAATACCCCACTCCGCAAATATGGCTTTTACATATTTGCCTTAATGTTTTTATTGTTATTAATAATCCCATCTTTTTGCGACCTTATAACAGGCAGGGTTATCGTACCAAACCTTGCGACTAGTTACCTATCCATCAGCATTGTCTGGGCTATTTTTATCTTTTTATCAGTATCAGATAGAGGCATAACATCAGATATTCTTTCAAGTTCGCTAATGCGTAAAATTGGGAACCATAGTTTCTCAACTTACCTAGCTCATTGGTTTGTGCTTACTCAGCTTGCAGAAAAACACACTAACAGCATACCTATGATGCTTCTATCAATAGTAGCCTCATTGTTACTAGGTGCAATCATTTACTTTGTTTTTGAGAGAAATATAGAGACTTTCAGGCATAGAGTTCAAAAAGCAATGACTCGCCCGTCGAAATGACGGGCTTTTCAATTTACACTTCAATGCCATTTATATGCTTAAAACCTTCTTCATCATAAAAAAGATTATCCTTTTCATTATAAAACATGCCTTTCTGACAGAAGACTATATCTGAATCATATTCTATTAAGTAAAATCCTTCGATTTCGAAATCCGGATCTGCAACGATTGTGTTTAAAACTTCATTTTTTTGATTTTGAATTACTGCACAAGAACTCATTATGCATACTCCTCAATAATAACTCGACCTGATGCGCCCGCACCTGACGCATAGCTAGTGGAAGAAGATACGAAACACCCCACCGCTCCACCGCCTCCAGGATAACCGCCTGTANTTAAGTAAAATCCTTCGATTTCGAAATCCGGATCTGCAACGATTGTGTTTAAAACTTCATTTTTTTGATTTTGAATTACTGCACAAGAACTCATTATGCATACTCCTCAATAATAACTCGACCTGATGCGCCCGCACCTGACGCATAGCTAGTGGAAGAAGATACGAAACACCCCACCGCTCCACCGCCTCCAGGATAACCGCCTGTATCTCCAGGAATTGAAGAGTGCGGCAATGCACTATATGCACCAAATGCGCTTCCGCCAGTCCCGCCAATTATCGATGATAGTGACGAAGCATAACGACCACCCTGGCCTGTTTGTCCGGAAACGTTAAAGATATTACCGCCTGTCGCTATACCTCCGGTCGTACCTGATGCGTTAGTTTTACCGCCCGTGCAGGTAATATAACTCCCAAATGAACTGTCCCCCCCTGCTCCACCGAATGCACTTGAGCCCGCTGCAACTGCATTGCCCCCTACTCCCACAATTACGGGAATACTGCTGCTTACACCAGATACATCTACATATGATTCCGCATATGCTCCAGCCGCTCCAGAAGTATAACTTGTGTCAGCAGCGCTCATACCTTGTCCGCCAGCACCAGCTCCCCAAACCCTGACTCTTACCAGACGTGTTCCCGGTGTTTTAGTGTAAGAACCCGAAGCAGTAAATACTTTCGCAGATCCCAATAAACGTCCTGTATTTGAAGAGAGAAGTCCTGCCTTTAGATTTGCTAGCAAAGTTGCCGGTGAACCATTGTCTAGGACGTCCACAGCAGCAGTATCAGAAATGTATTGAGCCAAAACATAAGCCATCACTGTAGCCTGTCGAAGCGCCTTATTAATTTGGGCAGATGAGGCTTTTCCTGCCTGAAAACCAGTAGCTAAAGCAGCCAGAGCTTCGTAATCAGCCTGGCTAGTGACATTAGCCCCACTGCCAATAGCAAATGGTTTAAAATTGTTTGTAGCCATTAAAGATTCACTCCCCATGCGCCGTCGTCAAATCCGGCTATATAGTCATTATCAATATCAAAGCCAAAAAACTTTGAGCCTACTGAAGGTGTTAAAATTGAAGGCGTCTGCACATCTCCAGCCCATACACCTGCTGCTTTTACAGTCAGGTAGCCCTGTTTGATTGCCGCGATGAGCTCGCGCGAAACAAGTGAAATATCTGTCACCGGAAATACCCATACTGAAATGGTCATGTCCTGGTTATCGACAATCTGCATTCTCAGTCCGGACCCTGTCAGAGCAGTTTCAAGAATTGCAGGAAGCGAGTCGTTTTGACCGTCCCAGTTATTGATGGCAATTTTTGCCTTCAGAACGATGCGGTAAGTGTCATCACTCAGGCTTGTGAAGCCTGCATCAGGATCATATGGCCCTTGCCAGGCACCCTGGTCCCACCCCAGCCCTTCGGTATCAAACGCAAAATAAACACCGCTGATTGGCTGACTGACGATTCGTGTTCTCCCAATCCATTCCCCTAGGACGTCAAGCTGCACACCTATTGCGCTATCAATGTCGAAGTCATAAAGCAAATTTTGTAGGGCTGTGGATGTATCGGTGAATGGCCGCGTTGAAAGGTCAACATGCTCCATAAAGAGGGGCTTGCCCCTGTGATAATTGGTGATCCTGTCAGTATATTTGCTCATGATGTCACCGTAAGCACGATGTTAGCTGTGCTGCAGGATGCTGACTCGTTAAAAGCTATGATAATGTTTGAGGCGGCTACCGTTCCGGCAGACCTTCCAATCAATAGGTTGTTGATGTCGTAATACTTGGCATTGCCCCCACTTACGACGCCGAGGTTAGCCGGGGAATAAATCCGGCTCAGAAGCACGTCATCGCCGATGGTCAGGTTGTTAATGTAGTCAGCGATAGCCTGCTTAATCTGCTCACCAATCTGCGTGGTATAGCCTGTAAACACTTTTAGGGTGATTGCGACATAGATTGGTACATTCACTGAGCGAGAGAAACTGATTGGATGAGGGTTGTCGTATTTGTCAGGTACCGTTACGGTGGTTGAGCCATAAGTGCTAACTCCCTGCCCCTTCTTCCCTCTAATCACCTGAGCAATGTCTGTAGCATCTCCACCGTCTACGATAGCTGCGATGGAGTGTGCTGGTAACCCATTGCTATCCACCGAGCCTGAGTCGTTCTCATAAAGCTTGTGCCGGGTTACGCCTGTTACGTTAGCGATCGCGCCATCTACTGCATCAAAAGGTGTCAGCGCCGGGATTGCTACGCTCTGCGTCTGACGGATGCGTAATTGAGCATCCGTTTCAGCTGCAGCCCCTACGGTTGCCGCGTTTGCGTTCGAGACAGCTGTCCACCCTCGGGTAGGCGTATTTATTTTTGCGATGCTGCCTGCTACTGCCGCAACAGGCCCAGAATCAGCGGAGGTGGCGGTGACTGTTACCGACCCATCCACTCCGATCGTAACGCTGGCCGGCAAATTCCAGGAGACACCGTTAGCATCCTTAACTGAGCCATTGATGATCGTCACACCCGCTGTACCAGTAAGCGTCAAATCTACCGTCGAATTGGTCGCCGCTTTGCGAGCAATGCCGTTAATTTTTACATTGCGCGTTAGGGCGTCAGTCATCCCCGATGATGGCGAAAATGAACTATAAACTTGAATGGCGGTATTGTTAGCGTCATGCACAGCCAGTGCCACCAGAGCCACCATCTGTCCATCTTTGCTGTCTGGTTCCAGATAGGCATCGGTACCATAAATCTGCTGATAGTAACTGGTGATAGCTGAAAGAATCGTCTGGTAATCAGGCGCACTTATCCCTGAGGCGGTCACCGTAGCGGAGAGCCCCAGCGTGTCTAGATTTAGAGCCATTATGCCTCGCTTGTGACGGTCGTAGTTCCGTAGATGGTGTCGATGGTTGCGGTGAAAATCACACGTCGGGAAGAGGTATTGAGGCTGGTATCGAATGACTTGATCGAGTTCACGCCGGGCGTCTCAAGTATCCGTTTACGGATAGCCAGATTGTAGGTTTCAGGCTTCTGTTTACCCAGCACCGACTGAACCCATGGAGTGCCCTCTGTCGTGTCGAGAAACCACTGGCCGTACCAAAGCAAAAATCTCGTCTTGATCGCTTGGGCGACACACTCAGGTGAGTTAATCAGCCAAGTGTCATCCCCTTTCCCGAAGGTGTAATCACCATCTTCATCTTCGCGTCTGTATCGCATCAGTTCACCTTGCCAGAATTGCCAGAACCAGACTGCACGCCGTTATGCGTATGCTGGTCGCTGATGTCTTTGCCGTTGGATTTCAGGCTGCCGATAAATTCGATAGCACCGGTGATTTTTGCGGCGGTACCACTCGCAAGACTACCAACCATGCCGCCCATCCATGTAAGCAGGCCCGTAATCGTTACTGCCTGGCTGAACTTAGCGAGAGGAGTTGTCACGTTCAGCCCGCCCGGGGCGACGATGTTTACCGCATTACTGTTTGGGTCCAGCTCGATATAGGCCACTCCGTCATCGGTGCGCATCTGAAGCGTTGATGAGCTGATGTTACTGATGACTTCAGCCTGTGATTGCGGGCCGATGATTGCGAAGGCGTCCGAAAGGTCGTGTTGCCTCGGGTCTACCGGCTCCTGAACTCCGCCGTTCTGCCACCAGAAGTCGATGCAGCGGTCGCTGAAAATGACCAGGCACTCATCCCCCTCTTTAACCGGAAAGGTGATCGTGCATCCGCCGCCGCGTGGAAAGACTACCGGGACGTCGAGGAGCAGAGGAAGCGGAGCAGACTTAAAGTTTCCGAGCTCATCGGCAGCCTGCCCGCTGATGGCTGGCTGAACAGTGCAGGTGCAGGCTATCGGGTCAAAGGTCTGGATAATGCCTGGCATCGAAACGCGGAGCATGGAAAAGATGGAATCGGACAGCGCTTTATAGGCCTGCGATTCACCGCCAGCCTGTGATTGTGGTGAAACTGGCATATAAGCTCCAATAAAAAACCCGCCGAAGCGGGTTTTGTGCGTGCAAGACTTTGAATATTAATTAGTTATGCCTCTAATACTCAATATTTCGCAGATTGTTGGTTCAGCCTTAGTACAAAGCTGCCTTGAGTCATAGTCTCTAGACCAATGGCATAGCCAGTTTTCAAGGTCTTCTGCATTGTAATCTTTGGTTGCAATGCCCAGCGCGATAGTGACCATTTCATGGTCCGGGGCTGTCAGCTCATACCCATTTATCAACAGAAATATGTAGCCAGACATCATTGCCGTACGCTTGTTGGCGTTAGCAAAAGAATGATTAAGAATGATGCTTTCAATGAGAGTTGCGGACAGGCGGAACATGTCATCTGTCTGCTCGTAGTATCTGATTTGACTAGGACGGGCTTGAGAAGAACTTAGCCCGTCCATGTTCCTTACACCGACCTGTTCTGACGGCGTCTGAGCCTCAATCAGCGACCTATTTATAAAAATCAGATCTTCAATTGAAAGGTAGTTGATTCCTTCAACATGCTCAGCCATCTGTTCTCATTTAGACCTTGGACAGGTCATCCATTGCTTTTTCGTAGCGTGCGAAACCAAAGCCAAAAGCATTTTCGACCTGATCAGTATGATTTGAACCTTCACCAATTGCTGCTCGCGGAACCGCTACTATGCGTTTGTCACGAGGCGGGATGTAAAGTCCATCTACCTTTTTCTGCGCGTGACCCATGGATATACCTCTAAATTAGGTGTAAAAAAATGCCTCAGTGATTACTGAAACATGGAGACGGATTGATTAAGGTAACTGTTTTCGTTCGGTTCTAATCAACTCCGTAACTACGAGTGTATTACCTATAGGTACACGGTGCAACTTGTTCTTGGGGATAGTTTGTAACCATTACATTACAGTTTGCTACTACCTGAAGTAGTTATCGGCTTAACCAGAGTAAGGCTTTAGGCTTCTTTTCAAGATATATACGTAAAGGTCATAGATAGTGATAAATCAGACCTTTCCATATACTGTAGTCGTTTAGATTACTTAACCCGCCTACAATCATACATGCCGAACACTCTCGGCTCGTTCATGTTTGAACGGATAGCCTCGACGTTCAGGATTGCTTTGCCATTACGTTTGATGTAATCCATGCCGTAGTAGCCAGGATAGTCTGTGCGCGGAACCATCCACTGCATCTGGATGTTGTCGTAGTCGCCCTGCGTCTTAAGGAAAGTCACCTTTTGGCTGATTGGCTTTGTTTCGTTGATTCTTGCCCAGCCATCATTATCTGAACTGGTGCCAAGATGGAATGGTCCACATTGAGAATCAGCTAAAACCATTAAGGGTGACGATGTGATCGNGCCGTAGTAGCCAGGATAGTCTGTGCGCGGAACCATCCACTGCATCTGGATGTTGTCGTAGTCGCCCTGCGTCTTAAGGAAAGTCACCTTTTGGCTGATTGGCTTTGTTTCGTTGATTCTTGCCCAGCCATCATTATCTGAACTGGTGCCAAGATGGAATGGTCCACATTGAGAATCAGCTAAAACCATTAAGGGTGACGATGTGATCGCGATGAGCAACAGCACCAGTTTATGTTTAGATGTCACCGTCAATATGTCCTATTAAGTGCCGTGTTCGTCTGAAGGTCTGCGGAACCTCTGGCGCTGCACATCAGATCCATATACCAGGCTTGCCCGCGTGTATCACCAGTATAACTGATGGATTGCACGATATACACGCCATCGGTCGCAATACTTGCAGGCTGTTGCAGCGTTCCGTTCACGTTCAGATTCCCGTTATTTTCGGTCTCAAAAATCCGGCCTCCTGACCTCTGAACTTCGTCGCTAGATAGCGCTGTGCGGTACACAGAAGCCTGGTCCAGTTCAATCAGGCCGCTCACCCGGATGTTGGGGTTAATCAGGCAGCGGACATTAACGCCAGCGCCCATTGTCTGCTGAGGCATGCCGATGAGGCCGGTACGACTGTTAAGCACGATCGCCTCATGGATATACTTATCCGTGCTGACCATCTGCGCCTGACCATCCACAATCTGCCAGTTGGCGTTGCACTGGTCGGCCACGTTACTCATCACGTCGCGCGCCATTCCATACATCACGCGCCCGCGAGGAAATACGGTATCCGGCATCTGAGCTGTGATGCCCTGCGTCACGCTAAATGGCTGGAAGCTCTGCATCGTGGCAGCGTGCAGATCGGCCACCGTGTACCCGGCTGCCAGCGTGGTATTAACCTTTGCGGACACAAACGCCTGATGACCATCAATGGCCTGAATCAGGATATAAGTGTCAGTAGGATTATCGCGCCCGGTTATCGTAAAGCGAATCTCACCATCAAATATCTGGCCGAAGTTCTGCCCGTCCGTCTGACCGACCTGAGTAGCATCGATATTGCGCGCGATACCAATCTGACTGGCATCGATCGGCGCGGCCAGTCCGTCGTATCCGGCGATCATCCGCAGGCGAGAAAACTCTTTACCCTGTATCCGGCTGACAGTGTCCTTCTTCAGGTTGTAGATTTTCACCGTGGCAACGCGGGGCCATAGCGCATTCGTCCACTCGATGTTAAACACGACTTTGAAATCAGAGAGACTAATGCCTGCGCCGGACTCATCGACAAGGAGTAGCTCAAAGTGGCGCATCCAGTTCTGGCTCATGCTCACTCCGTTATGACGTAAAGGTGACTGCGGATGCCAAGGTCAGTTTTGGTCGGATAATCTTGCGAAGCATCATCACAGGCCACTTCAAGCGCAAAACCCAGGTTAAGGTAGTTCCACTGTGAAAGCAGGTTGCCCCCCGTCGCCATGGGTATGCCGCTCACGATTTCATTGCCGCCGCTGTCCTTCAAATCAAGCACCCACGCAAAGTCGCGCCACTCTACCTGTAACTGGTAGGTGGTGTTATTCAACTGGATATTGAAAGCCTGATTATCGGGAGATAGCGGGATTTCGTATCCCTGCATATCCACCTCTAAAAGTAACTTGAAAGTTTAGAAAGGATGGACTCATTGGCGCTCTTCACTGACTTAGTGCCGGTGTTCTGCACTGGTGAGGTGCTCACTCCATCCGTCATGTCGGATTTGTTTGCCACACTGATGGTCTGCGTCTGCGAGATGATTACCTCTCTGAGTGTCAGAGAAGCCATCAGGACATTTTCTGAGGCTCTATCAGTTGTAACATCAAGCACGCGGATCAGCATGTTGCTGTAAATGCGCTTGCCAGTAATCACATCGAAGGGGGCCCGACTAGCCTGCAGGTCAAGAAGGCTTTGGTAAGTCTCTCGCGGGCTTAAACCAAGAAGGCTCGTCGCAGTAAGTGAGCTGGCAAAATCCAGAAGCGAGCCACCACCAGAAAAGCCGACCTCCATTGTCAGCTCTGCTGGCCGCTTGTAAGCATGGTCAGCAATAGGCGCACCGTCCTCGGTTGGGTGCTCTGTGATTTCCAACACATCACTGTGCTTCTCAGAGATAACCACGTCCGGGATGATCAGGCCTATCTTCCTGCTTTGCTGCGAAAACAGCGTAGAGAGAATATCCATTATCTGACCGCCGGTGTAAGTTGCTGGGTTAGTCTGGAGTTAACGCCCATCTGACGCTCTGCCACGCTGCTGCCGGCGCGTTCCGGATCGCTTACACCGTGAATGTGGATGTTTGTTTCCTGATTAACGGTAGGCGCGGCAGCGCCAGAGGCGGCACGGCTTACTAGCTCACTGGAGTAGATATTGCGGCCATTTTCATGGTGAATGATGCCGTTCATCAGCTGAGATAGTACCTGAGGATTCTGCAGGTTGAGCGCGGCCTTAGGATCAACGCCAAGCCGTGAAGATATGGCGTTAACGTAAGCGCCAGTGTTGTTCTCAGAAGATGGAGCCCAGGTGGAAATAATGCCCTCAACGGAGTTGATTCCGCGGCGGGCATAGAGCATCAACTGCCGTGCCATAGCGCGCAGGCCATCATAAGCAGTCTGGAATTTTGCGAATCGACCACCACTACGCTCCAGCATTGCGCCCGCCTGGCCTGCATAGTTCAGATTGCCGGGGTTATTGTTTCGTTCCCCACGCTTCAGTGACTGCGCGTATTGCGAGGCTGGACCGTCAACAGGATAGATTGCTTCCGGGCCATCATCTTCACCAGGCATTTTTTCTGCCGCTGCCGCTGGCTTGCCACCTTCGCCGCTGAAGAAGTTCAGCATGTCCTGAGTGTCTTTCTCATTGACGATATGGAGGCGCTGGAGCGTTTTCCAGAAAGGACTGTTAGCGAACTTCTGCCCTATCTGAGTCAGGAATCCGCCAAAAGCTCGGTTAACGGAGGCGATCGCATCATTAATCGACTTCGACCAATCTCCTTTCATGAAGTCTGACAGGGACTGGAGTGTGCCTTTCCATGACAGGGTTCCGTTATTCAGCTTATTCAGCTTGTCAGTGAACCAGTCCAGCGCCTTTTTGGCTGAGTCGATTCCAGGCTGCCACTTCCCCCAGTCGATAAGGGATTTGCCGCCAGCCTGCCAGGTCTTGTAATCGTCGTACAGACTCAGAATGGCGAGGCCAAGAGCGATGATCCTACCAATCGGAGAGGTGAGGAATGCGCTGTTAACTATGCGCCATGCCACAACAAGAGCTCCAAGCGTTTCAATCAGCTGCTGAGTGCTCTTGTCGAGGGTGTTCCACCAATTACGGATATCTTCGGCAGCCTGAATGAGGCGGTAAACGACACGGCCAATCACCTCAGCCATCCACAGGATGCCTTTCACGGCACTGGTGATCGTCTGCTCAATCTTCGGGAAATTATCGACAATCTGTTTGCGCAGAGTATCGATTGAACCTGACAGGCCTTCAGCAAGGCTTGAGCCAATTTTATCGCGCGCCATGCCCGCCATCTGCCCGAAGGCACGCAGCGAGGTCATGAACCTGTTGGAGCTGATTGCAGCCTGGTCGGCATTAAAGCCGATAGCTTTCGCCATCTGCGTGTACTGCTGATTGAACTGACCCAGCCCGCGGCGCATCGCCATCAGCGTGTTTTCATCAATGCCGAGCATCTGCGCATACTGGTTTGCGCGGTAATACGGCATGTTGCTGAGTTTCTGGCCCACACCGGTAAAGATGCTCGCCATATCCCGCATGTTGCCACTGGCATCGCGTGTCTGTACGCCAAGACGATTCAGGAAGCCTTCTGAACCGGGGTTGTTCCGCATGAATCGCGCAAGCCCCTCAAGGGAGCCGCGAGCAGCCTCTGCACTTGAACCTGCCTGAGATGCGGCATAACCAATGGCCTGAATGCCTGCTACGGTCGCACCGGTACGCTGGGATGACCAGTAGAGCTGATCCAGACCGCTGGCAATTTTAGCTGTGAAAGCCACCACTGACAGAGCAGTAGCTTCCACTGCGGCACCGAGTTTCACTACCTGCAGCGTGGTACCCAGCACCACAGAGTCGAATTTACGCGCGCCAGCATCATCAATCTGAAAGCCGAGGCTTACCAGAAAATCCTTGATAGTCTCAGCGTTCATTATCCTGTCTCCAGCGCTCAATGCGGTTGTTGTTATCTGCTTTCAGGTCGAGCCAGTCATTCATGCGTGCTACGTCTGCGAGGTCTACTGAACCATCTTTTAGCGCGGTGTAACTGATGTACCCGGCATCAACCGGGCGCATCAGGAAATCTTCACCATCTGGCAGGGATTCGAGCATCAGGCCGCTGAGTTGTCCGCAATCTCTTTGTCGGGGGCTGCGGGCAAAAAATTTCCCAGGCTGTCGCCCACCACCCGACCAACAATCTGCAGCATACTCATCAGGTCGATGTCGTCGAACATCAGTTCGTTCTGTGACATTACAGGTGCCCATACCTTGCCGTTCTGACGGGCTACCACGGACAGGCAGGGGAAGATGATTGCATTCGTATCTTCTTCACTCATCTCTGCAAGAGAGTCCGCAATTTTCGGCAGAGCCGTCTCAAGGGCTTTATAAACATCACCGCCCTGGGTTGCAGACTTGATAGACTGGAAGTCGCCAAGCATCCCGGCCAGAACCGGGAGCAATTTGCGGGACACCTTCAGCTGGTCAAAAACACTGAGCTTTGATGCGCGGTAGTTAATGCCTTTGATTTCAAATTCCATCGATTAAAACTCCCCGAGCACTTCGTCGATTTTGCCGCCGTCAAACACCCATGCGACCATTCCGGCCACCTTTGGGTTGTTCCAGTCAGGCTGACGCTGGAAAGCCGCAGAGCGAATGGTAACGATGTCGCCTGATGCCTTATTGCGCAGAACAAACACGTTATTGCCCCACAGCGCAGAAGACTGGCTTTGCGCGTTATACATCAGGGAGAGCTTCTTATTTACCGGAGAGGTTTTCTGGAGGTTGATGGTTACGGTACCGCTTTTGCCTGCATGCAGGCTGTGCATCGTTTCGCCATCCGCACCAATCGTCATGGTGTTTTTAGCCTCGGTCATCGTTACCGTAATCCCTTCCTCGGAGTTCGCAGAGCCGTAGCCAAGGTCAATTGAGCCGGTCGGGCCGGTCATGGACGCCGTAATGTCCATAAAGCTGTAGGTACTCATCTATATCCCCTTAGCGAACAACGTTGATCTGNGCCTGCATGCAGGCTGTGCATCGTTTCGCCATCCGCACCAATCGTCATGGTGTTTTTAGCCTCGGTCATCGTTACCGTAATCCCTTCCTCGGAGTTCGCAGAGCCGTAGCCAAGGTCAATTGAGCCGGTCGGGCCGGTCATGGACGCCGTAATGTCCATAAAGCTGTAGGTACTCATCTATATCCCCTTAGCGAACAACGTTGATCTGAACATCGGCATAGTGAACTGCGCCGGCAAGTTTGATAGCAGCCTGAATCAGCGGCGCGCGGCGTTTCTCACGGTCAGACTGAGCCTGCGAAGACAGGGGTTGCGCGTAGACGTAATAGCCTTTGGTCAGGGTGTCTCCTGCCGTAATCTGGCCGATATCACCGCCATTCCACACGCCCGGCGCAACCAGTCCATTCGATACAGCCTGGTCGAGCGACATCTCAACGTTAGTGAGAAGGCGCGTGATACCTGCTTCGGTCTGGGGGATTTTGCTGGTCGAGGTGTACAGCAGGTTAAACAGGTTGGTCTGCACATAGTTCTGCAGCCAGTCCAGCCCATGGCGCTCATCGAAGAAATCGCCGTTTGACATCACGCCCTGCTGCAAAATCGCTGTGTCGTTCGCGTAGTAAACGTAAACGTTGGCATTCTTCGCATCAACGGCGGCAGCCTGTGCACTGGTCAGGGTTTCATACGTCACGCCCGGTTCAGTTTTGAACTTGAGGGTGGTCGTGGTGTTGTTGCCGGTGAAATTGACGGTAAACGCACGCCCAAACGCAGACAGCGCTGCATATTTGCTCTTCGTCGAATACTGAACAAACGTGCGACTGTAACCGGCTGCTTTGAGAGTAGATGCGATGTCAGCAGTAGATGCTGAGTCAATGATGCCTGAATCTGCAGAAGTGACAGCGAAGACGCGGCTAAGGCTGGATGCCTGAACGGCTGCGGCGGTCGAGGTGATTTCCGCTGCGGTCAGGTCTTCATCGTCTGCAATTCCAAGGCCATACCAGTTGGTGAACTGCAATACCGCAGTGATTGCCTGCGCCAGCGTTTCAACACTGCCAGTCTCGCCTGTCGCCAGAGTCTTGGCCCACCGACCAACGTAGACCCGAGAGGGTCGCGGCGATTGAGAAAAGAAATCCAACGCTGCTTCGTGCTCAGGACTATTTTCGCCGAAATCCACGCCGATATCGTCTGGACTGGTATAGAGCCGGATGCGTTCTGACACAGGAATTACAGTCGATGTGCCGAGGATCAGCAGCGAGCCGAAATTACGACCCGTCGCCGCAGTGGGCGACATGATCACATCAACGTTTACAACGTTGGATACAGGTAAGCCCTGTGCCATAGATTAATCTCCAAAGAATGATACTGGCGCTTCGACCAGTGATTTAATGCCGTAATCGCGGATTACCTTGCGGCGCAGGCGAACAGTGATGTCGTACCTGCGAACCCATTGGTTGTTGATGAGCTCAGGGAAGGCTGNACCCGTCGCCGCAGTGGGCGACATGATCACATCAACGTTTACAACGTTGGATACAGGTAAGCCCTGTGCCATAGATTAATCTCCAAAGAATGATACTGGCGCTTCGACCAGTGATTTAATGCCGTAATCGCGGATTACCTTGCGGCGCAGGCGAACAGTGATGTCGTACCTGCGAACCCATTGGTTGTTGATGAGCTCAGGGAAGGCTGTCAGTTCACTGTAATCAGCAAGTGACAGTTCGTTTGTTTTCAGGGTTTCGTTGTTCTGCTCAACCGTCAGCCCGTCACGGAACAGCATCGCGATGGACTGGCTTTGCGGGCCATAAAATGATGCGAGTGTTTCAATCACCTCATGACGCCAAAGTTGGTTGCCCTCATCGGTCTGCCGCACGAATGCCGGAGCGTTATCCGCCGTAAAGCCGATGATGCCGAAACCACACCAGTTCACATCAGCCGCAGGAAGAGCAGCCTGTGTCGCTGTCCACCTTGGCCTTACCATGCCTGATGGCAACCCGGATAACGCTCTGGCCCACTGGCTAAGCTCACGCTCAAGCGTTTCGTCATATGCCTGCGTCGCGCTGACGGGTGTCAGATACCCGGGCGCTGTGCTGTCGTTACTCACCCGCGCCTCCGTCAAATGGCTGAAGCTCACAATGTGCCTGGACGAAGCCAGCACCATAAGCCGTGTAGGGGTCTACAAAGGTGACGCGATACTCGCGACCGCGGTATGTGACGATATCGGCATCAATGCCGGTGTTTCCGCTGGTCAGGCGGAAAACAGTCACAATCAGGATTGCCCCGCTGATAACCTGACCGGCCTGCATGCGCCGGGCCTCCAGTGAGCGATCAACCGTCACCACGCCACCAAACGGCGTCACAGTGGTTGTGTTGCTGGCAAACCCGTCATCATCGACGTTCTGGACATTGCGTTTAACGGTGAGGGAGGTATCGAGGAACTCAGGCGAGAGAAGCACGTCACTGACATCAAGAGTCGGCATCTTTACCCCTCACAATGTGCGTGATTGAACGGCGATACTCACCTGTGTCGATTAGCGGCTTGTTACCGGTGCGTCCGCGCCGGAGACGGTTGGCGATCGTGGCATCAGCAAGGGGGGTAAAGCCGGTGATGGTGATGTAACGCTTTACCCCGTTAGCGGCCACTGTCCCGGCTCGATCGAGCGATGTCACCGCACCCTCTGCATTTCCTTCCAGCGCCTTCTGAGCAGCAGCCTTCAGGTGAGGCATGAAATCCTGTTCTACCGACCTGACGCCGGGTTTAAGATGCGGGCGCGCTGGGATGTTCTGCATGGGTGAGCCATCCTCATTGATGCGCCCGATCGCCGCATTCCCAACATCGCCATCATCACGCTCATCTTTCGATTCAGGAATGCCCACCAGAACATCCTTGTTCGCGAGGGTTTTAAGGGCGTCCAGAATGCTTTGAGCACTGTCACTGCGAACCGTCAGGCCTGATTTCATAACTGAATTCCGCCATAACCGAAGTACTGCAGCATCTGCCAGAACTCCGCTCCGTAGCGCGAGAAGTTCCAGAACCCCGCATCAGCATTCAGCGTTGAGCTGTTGTCATAGCTCACGCTGACCTTATCTACCGACTTGGATGTGACCACGCCGCTCGTAGCGCCACCGGCACCACCGAGCACCCCAGCCGCAGTATCAGCCGCGTTCAGCACCATGTAATGCGCCACGAACAGCTCCACTAAGTAGGGGAACATCTCCCCCATAGCAGAGCCATCTATGAGCATGTCGGCAAGGTTGAGGCGGAACTGTATTACCGGGTCGGGGTATTTGGTGGTGTCAGCGAACTGAGGGAAGTCGCGGCGAAAATCACTTATTGTCGGCAGGTTTCTGTTTCTTGCCATCAGCATCACCTTGCGCTGCTGGTTCATTTGCGGGCTGCTGCAGAGCTGCTAGCTGCGCGGTCAGATCGGCGATGGCCTGGTCCTTCTCCGCCACTGACTGCTGCAGCTCGCCATGTGCTTTGTCTTTCTCTGCCAGCTGCGCGGTCAGGCTGTCAATCTGCGCCTGAAACTCTTTAGTGTCAGCGCTGGCTTTTGCCTTGCCGGTTACGTCTGAGTGCGCAGTGACAAACCAGTGATCTNCTGCAGAGCTGCTAGCTGCGCGGTCAGATCGGCGATGGCCTGGTCCTTCTCCGCCACTGACTGCTGCAGCTCGCCATGTGCTTTGTCTTTCTCTGCCAGCTGCGCGGTCAGGCTGTCAATCTGCGCCTGAAACTCTTTAGTGTCAGCGCTGGCTTTTGCCTTGCCGGTTACGTCTGAGTGCGCAGTGACAAACCAGTGATCTGCAACCTTGTCATCAACGGTGTGCTCACCGGTTTCAAAGCGCTGGCTGGTGCCATCTTCAGCTGTGAAATTAAACGGGGTGTGGACGCGAATCGTCTTCTTAGCCATTTGCTACTCCTGCTGGCCCCTTTCGGGGCCGTGTTGGTTAGATGCCGTCCAGATACGCCATGGTTTCCGGGTACGGAGACTCAACTGCGCCCAGCTTGCCGTAATAGGTAGTCAGCTGGTAAATGCCGCGATACTGCACCGGCACGTTCAGCAGCGGAACCATCGGGAAGCGCACATACTTTTTGTCGTTGGTGTACGCGACCATGCGATCGGTACCGCCAACGCCTGCACCTTCCAGCCATTTAACGGCATAGATCCTCAGCGGCACGCCGTTCTGATGGAATGCGATGGTATTGTTCTGCAGGTAGGTCAGCAGTGACTGGTTACCGGCATCAGACACGATACGCTGAGCCAGCAGCGCGAACGCTTTAGGCGGCAGGCGCAGGTCACGCGGAACCAGCGTGTAACCGGATGCTTTCCATGCATTGGTCAGCAGCGTGTTAATGGAATCCAGAATCTCGGCGTTAGTCGAATTGGCCCACGTTTTCACTGCGTTGGTGACGGATGCACCGCTGTAGTTAAACAGACCATTCACGCCCAGCTGAGAGTCCCCGCGATAAACCTGTTCGTCGGTGTCCATGTTCCATTTCAGCTGCATCGCATCGTACTTCTGCGTGTCGATCGGGCGACCAACTTTTGCAGCAGCAGCCAGTTCAACAACTGTCCAGCCCNTTAGTCGAATTGGCCCACGTTTTCACTGCGTTGGTGACGGATGCACCGCTGTAGTTAAACAGACCATTCACGCCCAGCTGAGAGTCCCCGCGATAAACCTGTTCGTCGGTGTCCATGTTCCATTTCAGCTGCATCGCATCGTACTTCTGCGTGTCGATCGGGCGACCAACTTTTGCAGCAGCAGCCAGTTCAACAACTGTCCAGCCCAGCTCCATGCCCCACAGGGTAAGCGGGAAGCCGGTTTTCGCGATGTCGACGCTTGGGCCAGCGATGGCAGTAGAGTCTTTGCCGATCCAGTTTTTACCGTTTGGATTCGGTGTACCCGGCGCAGCAAATGTAGAGTTGGTGAAAGAACTGATGTCGTCAGCGATCGACACGTCTTCGCGCAGCTGAATATCACGCGACCACGTATACCCCACGAGCGGCATATTCAGCTCCTGATCGAGGCGCTCGAGCTCGCCAACCAGGAAAGCGCCAGTACCGTCAACGGTGGCTTGGTCAAAAGTTAACATAGATAGCGATTCCCTTAGATGTTGTATGCGACTTCAGCGTTGCCAGCGGCATCGCCTGCGCCAGTGAAAGTAGCGTTAGGCAGCACGACAGTTTCGTCAGTGACAGCAGCGCCCAGAATTGCGCCCAGCGGACTGGTGTCGGTTGGGTTGGCGATACGCACATAAACCGGCGCGCCTTTGGTCATGCCAACTGCAGTGCTGCCGATGTTCACGCTCATGTAGCCGCGCTTCATTACGTCACCAGTGAAATTGGCGTTTGCACCAACCTGTCGCACCATGTCTGGCGTCGATGTGGTCGGGTATGGGCGAACGTAGAGCCCGGTGATTACCGTCGCGGCGTCAGATGCTGCCAGCGGGATAAACTTGCCGTCTGCGCTGTCTTTACCTGCGAGGCCGTATTGGCTGAAGGTGTTAGCGGCATTGAGGATAACCGGCTCGGTGGTCAGGTCTTGCGGGCGTGAGATAGCCCCGGCGATGCCTACTGGCATCCGGTACAGGTATGCAACCATGGGTTTTTCCCTTATTTATTCCAGTGGGCGGCGAATGCCTTGTTCAGAGCAGCCGGAGAGTTTTTGTTGGATGAGTCGTAAAACGATGCTCGAGACGCAGTAGCTGGCGCACTGTTACGCGCTTTGGCGATTTCGCTGGCAGATACAAATACCGCATCCAGCGTTGCCTTCGGCATTTTGGCGAAGTCCGGCGAAGCGCCAACCAGCGGAGCCAGCAGTTCCTGACCTTCCGGCGTTTTGAATGCCGCATCCATAGTGGAGCGCTTAAACGCCGCCAGCTTGCCGCCTTCCGGGAGTTTCACGCCTGGCATGATCAGTTCAGCACGTGCCACCACACCCTGATGATAAGCAGCATCGGTGGTTGCGCGGTTCTTCTCTTCCTTCTCTTCCGGGTCGTCGCTGTCGACGGTTGCCGTAGATGCCGGGTTGATCAGCTGCTGAACCAAAAGCGCCAGCGCATCCACTTTCGCCTCAAGCTCGCTGGTTGTCTGCGCGCCACCTTCTTCATCGGTGGTCAGGCCGCCGAGCTCTTTATTAGGCGGCAGTGGCTGCGCCGGGTTGATGGTGATATTTACTGCCCGTGCCAGATCAAGGCTTGGCTCGACCAGTTCTGATGGCGCATTGTCCACCAAATCAGCCAGGCTATCGGCATCCTTGGTTTTAATGGCCCGTTTCAGCTGGCTAAACCAGCCCTGATTTTTGGTAGTCATGAATGTGCTATCTCCAATTGAACAGCGAATGCCTGCACGACCATTGGGTACGCTCGCACAGTGGTTACCGATAATTGTGTGTTGGCGGGCCTGACCGGGTGCCTGCTGCTCATACTGAGCGTCATAGCCCATTGATATCTGGTCCTGACCGTCCATCACCTTCCGAATGCCTTCAGCAGTCTTGATGTGGATGTCACCCAGCATTAAATCTGACTGGTCGCCAGTGCCGCGCCGGACGTTCTGAATGTGTCCGTGTGCATGCTCCTTCCAGTTGCCCGGATTGACCATGTCTTTGGGGTGGCCCAGCGTAAATGCCATGCCTTCGAATGAGGCGAGCGTTTCAGGCCGGAATACTTCGTCAGCGTCGCGGGTTACGACAATCTCACCATCCTCATCTCCAACGATGCCGGGCAGTTCGCTTTCGTCGTATACCTGCGCGCCGATGCGGGCGATCGGGACGTCTTTGCACAGCAGGGAGCCATCGGCCATCTCAAAGCGAGTGTTGCCGAGGCGGGTTGTGTAGAAATATTGCATAGGAGGCCTTGCATTGCTTATGAAGCATGAGTGATATTTACAATTCATCTCAGAAAACTTAGATAAGGACTATCAAATGCTAAGACCGGCAATTATCGTAAGCTTAATTTCATTACTTTATTCTTGGGTTTATATCTATTGCAGCCTATTCAAAAATCTCTTTGGTTATGAGTCTGAAATCATAAAACCTGCAGCAAACCTACTATTTGCCGCTATTGGGATCGTTTTAGTCTTGAAATCGCGGAAAAAGATTTTCGTTAGTAAATCTGATAATGAGATAAATTTTGCACTAGCGTTTGTACCGCTTGTGATTGCAGCAATTGACCCATTAGCAACTTATTTAAGAAGTAATAGTGGTAAGAAACTATTGATCGAGCACTATTTGGGGATCTCAGCGCTCGGATGGGGGCTACTCTGCGCAATAATTTTATTTGCAGTTGTGATTGTTGGCATTCGGTTTTCTAAATAACTGGCTCTGCATAGCAGCGGCAGTTAGGGAATTGCCCGGCGTGCCCCGTCATGCCATCCAGCGCGGGCGGTTTAGACCAGTCGACATACTGGCCTTCCATCTGTTTGTGAGAGTGGCGCACGTCGCTGTCATCGGCCGTTCGCCAGATGTAGCCGCGGGAGCCAATAGCGGTTGATCGAGCCTGTGTGATCGCGGTGGATGCCCGGCCAACCTCTGTCCGGGCAATGGTGCGCGCCCGCGACTCAGTAACTTCACCGGTACGCATGATTTCATCAGTTAGCGTGCTGGAGCGCTTACCAGCTACGACAGCCTCAATCGCCTGATTGTGGATGTCGTAGACCCGGTCGGCGGCTTCCAGCGGGAGGGACTTGAACAGCTTCACCTGCTCCTGAATTATGCTGCGGGTGACCATTCCCTGACTGCCTGCCATCAACTCACGCAGGCCTGCCGAGATTTGATAAGAGCGTTCGCGCCACATCGCATCGTCGGCAATCTCCAGCGTGCTGATGAGGCGATTTGATACGGCTTCAGCCCATGGCTCAATCAGGTCGGCGTAACGTTCCAGCCTGTCCATGATGTCGGTGACGCTGTCATTTGAGCCATCGTAAGAACCCTCGACTATCGCGCCCACCGCCTGCGCTATCTGTCGTAGCTGTGTTCCCAGTTGCCTCTCGGCGCGCTTCAGGTTCGGTGGCTTCGAAGTTATCGAGGTCTTTTTCGCTCGGCGGCGGGAGGTCACTGGCATTATCAATATCCTCGTCGCTGATGGTTGAGCCAATGCCGGTTACGCGTGCTGTTTCCTGCAGATGCATAGCACCGGCTTTCTCCGTCATCAGGCCCGCGTCAACAGCCTGAACAGTTGCGGCCACAACCTTCGTTGCGGTGTCGGCGCGCTCACTGTCTGGCGTCTGCCACAGCTCGTTAAACTCGAATGTGAAGTCATCAGGCAAAGGCGCAGCAAACAGGCTCATGTGCAGCACCTGAAATAGTTTTCGGATGGGGCGGCGTAACTTGCGTTCCTGCTGGGTAGACACGTTGTCGTAGTAGTTAGCCAGGTCAGTGTCACCGGTAGAGAACCCAGCAGGAGACTGACCAAACAGGCGCACCAGAGGGATACCAAACGCACCTGATACCTGCTGCCCAAACTGCGCCAGCACATCACTGAGCCCTGCATACGAATAGGTGTGCGCCTCGAACTTGTCGGCGGCGTCCATGATGGTCATGCCTTCGTTGCTCTGGTATTCGCGGATCATGTCCATGTGCGACATCAGGCCCTTAAACATCGGGCTGTCTTTACCCATTGCCAGCAACTTACGCAGGCCTTCAATGCTATAAGTGCGCAGGTGAGCTTTATAGACCAGTTGAGCAACGCCGGTTGTCGTGGAGTCGAAGGCCAGAAGGCGATCGAAGCAGCGTTCAATCACCGACATGCCCCAGTCGTTTTCAGTCAGGCGCTGCTGATAAGGCAATGGGATGCCGTCAAAGCGAATCAGCCTGGAGTGATGAATACGCCATGGTGGAATGCCAGTAGCTGATGTCACCACCTTGTAGAACTCAGGCATGCCGAAGTCCGGCCCCAGCTCACTCACGCGGCGCTCTGTCATGGCGTTGAGCATCCAGCGGTCCATCACCATCACACCTTTAAAGGAGTCTTTGGCAATGGTCTCGATGCGTAGCGGCGTTGAGTAGTTCTGACCGTCAATCAGGATGACGCCAACAGCACCACCGTAGAGCCGCGCCCACTTCAGCGTGTCGTTGATTGCTTCCCACAACCCCATCTCATCCCATGCGTGGTCAAGCTGCTTCTTGCGACCATCTTCAAGCTTGGAGGTGATGGTAACGCCCTTGCGGGTCATGTCATCAGGGATTGCATCAACGCCAGCGCCAACCAGCCATGAAGAACGGTAGGCCTGCTCAATCAGGAGGCGGTTGCGGGAAGTCCAGTTATTGCGGTAGGTGCCTGCACCGGACTGGTTCGACTGGTTGACGCCCATCCGGGCAATGAAGTTTTCATAGCTGTCACGCGTTGGTACAGGCTGCGACATGCTTTCTGTTTCGGACATATTCAGCCTTTCCCAAGTTGCGCCCAGATATCGAGCGTGGTTTCCATAGGTGCATAACTGATCATCACCGAGTCAGCCAGGTTAGGTGACTTGGTGCCATCTGGCTGCTTATCCACGACGATTTTCCCAACTCCGTTGATTGAGTAGGTCGGCTGGGATAGCTCGATGATCAGCTTGTCTTTATTGGTGATGCCGCTGCTGAGCGAGATAATTTCATCAGGATTGAACTCCATCCCGTTAACAGCGCGGAAAGTGTTTCTGAATAACTTGCGGAGGTGCCACCAACTCTGTGCTTTGGAGTTGGCGAAGAAGTCTTTGTTGAGTCGCGATGGCTGCCCATTGTCACCTTTGACGGCCTCGCCTTCGGGATCGAATACTGAGCCACTTCCACGGAATGGAGTTGCGAGGATATATGATCTCCCTTCAGGATGGCTTAGGTGCTGGTGTGCGTGGGGATGCAAAAGCTATCAATGAACTGCGCCAGCCTGAAGGGAGNCGAGATAATTTCATCAGGATTGAACTCCATCCCGTTAACAGCGCGGAAAGTGTTTCTGAATAACTTGCGGAGGTGCCACCAACTCTGTGCTTTGGAGTTGGCGAAGAAGTCTTTGTTGAGTCGCGATGGCTGCCCATTGTCACCTTTGACGGCCTCGCCTTCGGGATCGAATACTGAGCCACTTCCACGGAATGGAGTTGCGAGGATATATGATCTCCCTTCAGGCTGGCGCAGTTCATTGATAGCTTTTGCATCCCCACGCACACCAGCACCTAAGCCATCCTCATCAAACCGGAACTCTTCGAGGTTATTGTGATCGCACAGGCCGAAGACCTTCACTACAGAGCTGTAGATGTCACTGCCTACGCCAGACCACTCATCAACCTCTTCAAGCAGAAATCCGTAGCGGCGTGCAAAGGCGTTTTTGTCTCTGCCTTCGTCTGCGACATCCATCGCCCCCAGGCGCTTGCCGGTGGGCGATATACCCAGCTTGATGTGAGCATCCAGGGCTGCCTGCACCCACTCGTTAGGGATGAGCACGCCCTCAGCTGATGCGGAGTAGTTGAGGTCCAGTTCCTGCGCAACGACTACCGGGTTGTCGATTTTCGCGCATTCCTTTTGATACCAGGCATCATCCTTGCGCGGGTCGCTTCGCCAGTGGAATGTGAATACCGGAATTCGGCCTCCGTGCCGTTTCTGTGCGAACGGGTTAGTCATCCCATTTACAGATGACAGGTCAATACGGCAGCGAGTCGTTTGAGATAGGGCGGCATCAATGAGCAGAGGTCGTTNCGACTACCGGGTTGTCGATTTTCGCGCATTCCTTTTGATACCAGGCATCATCCTTGCGCGGGTCGCTTCGCCAGTGGAATGTGAATACCGGAATTCGGCCTCCGTGCCGTTTCTGTGCGAACGGGTTAGTCATCCCATTTACAGATGACAGGTCAATACGGCAGCGAGTCGTTTGAGATAGGGCGGCATCAATGAGCAGAGGTCGTTGCAAGAACGCCGCCTCATCCACGAAATACAGTGTAGTGCGGTCACCACGCCCAATGTTGTCGCCTGCCTCACCCTTCAGCACAGCTCCTGTATCGGGGAACTCAACGCGCATATAAGGAGCATGCTTCTTCTCGTTCCAGCTTCCACGGAACTCAACCGGCAGAGTTTCGACAAACTTACGCGCCTTCCAGAACAGAGCCTTTGGGTCGCCGGTACTGTCTACGTACTCCTCTTTGCGGGAGCCGAAGCCAATCACCATTTCTTTATTGAACAGGCAGAGAGAGCATGCGAGGCCAATTGATGTCCAACTGAGGCCCATCTCACGACTCTTCTCAGTGATGCCATTCTCCATGCCGCGACGGCGATCCATAATCCAATCAATCCACTCCTCCTGCTTTGGGAAGAGCAGAAATGGAATGGTAACAGGCAGACCGTAATCGAGGTTTCGTGGGTCTGTGGTCATACCCCAGTCGATGATGAACTGGGCTGGGTTGTCGCGGTAGAACGCTTTGAGCGCGGGCAGCATCTCAGGATTAGCACGTATGCGCTGCAGCCTCTCCATTCTCCACTCAAAAACCTGAGCGTAGTCCGGGTTCTTGAAGTCAAAGGGGAATGGAATTGGCATTGCAGATTACACCTGTACAAATTGCGTTTGACGCAGCTGTAGCGCCAAGGAATATTAAATAGACCAACGCACGGGCGCTGGAATCTGGAGATACCTCATGGGCTATTACGTGATTAAAAAGAGTCAACCAAAAACAGGCTTGTCGATGGCAAATACTCTATTTGGTGCAGATCCTGAATATTATTTCGTACTCAAAGCTGACAATCATGAAGTGATTGCAACCAGCGAGATGTACTCATCAAAACAGGCTGCGCAGCGTGGCATCGCGTCAGTTCAGGCCAATGGGACAACTAAAGAAATTCGTGACGAAACCTTGTAGATGTAAGCTGATAATCAAGGGGCGAAGCAGCCCCTTTAAATCTAACACATGAGTTTTTTATACTGTTCAGCAGCTTCCTGTGGCGTCATGTTTGTGACATCGACTTTTACAGGGGCTCCATCAGCACCGGTGATTTCGGTAGCGGTTTGCTGCTTGAAAGCTTGGACAGTGATGTGATCGCCAATCAGCTTGAGTGAAGCTACAGCTCCCTTAGCATCAAAGCCATAAACCGTCCGCCCCTGCTCGTCAGTAATCTCTTCACCACGACGATCTGTTAGCGGCTCGACTTCCTGCATACAACGCTCATGAAGCTTTACCGCCTGCCTGAGTACGTAGTCAGCGTTAATATTGGTGCGCTTGAGTCGATCGTGATTCAATTCTGCGATACGCTGCAAAATGTCGTCATTTGTCATCAGGCGGTGCGCTTGGTTACGCGATGAAGCTTCGCTGTACCCCGCCCGAATGGCCGCTTGCGTGGCGTTCAAATCGATGAGGTACTCGCGACAGAACATTTCTTGCTTGTCGGTGAGTGCCATGCTGTTACCTACACACTACTAATGTTAGAAGGATTTACTTATGAATAAATCAGGTGGGGTTATTAGGTTTTTCAGCCACATTACGCATGATAACAATGCCTTAAAGAAACACTCTCAGAGCTTGATTCAATCCATGCATGACTATTTATCACTGCATGATGAAGTGAAGCATTGTGTTGAATCTAACCTAGATAAAAGTGCTGCAAGCTTTTACATCAAGCCATTTGACTTAACGATTTTCTATCGCGGCTCATACAAGCTTTATGAGTTAGATTTAGACATCACGACATACTGTTATGAGATGAGTTTTTTCCATAAGAAAAATGATGATGAGGTTATGGACTTTACTGCCTACATTACGGCAGACGAATGTTTAGTTCTCGACCCACATAAGGCCGACACAATCTGTCAGGTTTACAATGAAAATCGTGGATCAAGAGTTTTTGCTCGCATTTTAAATAAGTTATATGAAAGCAAAGTCATCGCAATTTGACCTAACTTAAGCCCGTCACCACGGGCTTTTTAATTCAAGCACTGCTCTTTGATGTACTGCTGCAACCCGGCTATTTGCTTTCCGGCGACTTCGATTCGCTCTCTGAGGGTGAAATAATCCCGTTGAGCGGCGTCAGTAAGTCGGGCGCTGGCTGCATCATCCAGGCTGGCGGCGCCGGTGGCGGATTGCTTCGTGCAGGTTGCGTTGAGCTGCAGCCTGCGCTTGCCAGTAGCAACATCATCATGCAGCTGATCGATAGTCGCCTTAGCATCGGCTAGCTCCTTCGTGTATTTCTCATCGAGTGCTGCCACGTCACGCTGGCGTGTCTGCATATCGGTGATGGTGTCGTTTGCCAGACTCAGATTACCGGTTGCAGTGTCACGCTGCGCCTTGTAGTCAATGGCATTGCCCCGGTAATACAGCGCAAACGCCGTCGACGTGGCGATAGCGACGATAATCAGTAGTGCGAGCGCCAACAGCAGCTTAGCCTTTAAGGTCATCGACACTCTCCGCCAGACACAATGAGCGCTCCATGTCTCGCCGGTTCATCAGGCCCCGCCACTTCATGCCGCCGGCATACACCCAGCGGCGGAGTTCTTCGCATGCACCATCAACATCACCTGAGTTCAGGCGCCTTAACAGAGTGGATTTGGAGAACGCACTGGAGCCAACGTTGTAAGTGAAGCTGTAAAGGGCGGCGCGCTGATATTCACCCAGCGGAACTTTGACAAGGCCGTCTACCGACTTCTTAACCGGCTGCAGGTCATTCCACAGCAGGCGATCGCACTCCCGATCGGTGTACTTCTTGCCTTTGATGATGTCGGTGCCGGTATGACCATCACAGACAGTCCAGACGCCAGCCACATCTTTGTAAGGCTCGTACACCCTCCCCTCTACTCCATCTTTACCGCCGAGGAATACCGTAGCGATAGCCATAGCTCCGCCACCCGCGACAGCAAAAAGCTTATTGCGCAGGCTGTTTGACATAGCCATGGATTAATCCTCGTTGATGTCTGGTGCAGTGGGCCAGCGCTGAAGGGCTTTGATTTGCGCCAGGGTGGCCTTGCGCTTGTAATACCAGTTGATGCCGAGCGTGAATAGCGCGACCAGAATACCGGCCAGGACGCCTACAGCACTCCATTCATCGGGACTCAGCCGGGTCAGCAGACCATTGGCTATTGTCCCGGCAGATGCGCCATAAGCTGCGCCTGATGCCAGTTTGCTCATATCGATACTCATAACACCTCCGTGATTACGGTCGGTGCTGCAGGTAGTCAGAAGAAAAGATCGCCCGCTGCCACACAGGAAAGGGTGAGAGTCGATGTAGATTGGCAGGGGCGAAAAACGAAAAAGGCCCACCGGAGTGAGCCTTAAAAATTCTTTGAAATTTCTGTAGAAGCGCAGAGAAAACACTTGCGCTCAGATGTAGGTTAACCTACAATGTATTTCATCAGCAGGACGCTGAAACGGGAAGGCCTCTACCGAAGCAGAGGCCAACATGAGGTAAGGGTTATGATGAAGTTAATCATCATCCTGATTGTTCTCTTAGTGATTAGCTCGCCAGCTTACTAAGACAGTCAGGCGGAGGGGAGAAATCCCCTCCAACCCCACCCCAGATTTTAGAGTGGTGACGTTATGAAATCAACTAACGACGATCGGCAAAAACGTAGTGATGAGAAACGCGGCATGAAGGTAAAGGGCATCAAATTGCACACCGACACAATCGCGCTTCTGGAATCACTGGCAGAGCAAACAGGACAGCCTCAGTCAGCAGTAGTGACCAAGGCTTTGGCGATGTTTGCTGAAAGTATCAAATCTTAATCGCGACTTCGAAGCAGTTAGGAGCACCTATCCCAAGGAAGGGATAATTTCATGCTTATACCCTGCAGAGGATAATAAAAAAGCCCCGCCGACTGGTGAGGTCGCGAGGCTCTTTGGCATCCACATTTATGCAACTGACCGGTAAAGCCGCGATCTGTTCGCTTCACTTCCCGATCATGCCGCTAATGTGCCAGGTTACTTGCCCTTTGTCTTTGTCATTTCGTGCTATTTCGTATATTTATGCGGCTACTTTAGGAATCTCGTTCTCCATTTCTCGCTTAATTGCGTAAAACATTTCTCCTTCAAGGATATCCATCGCCCATTCCATTCTGTTCCGGGCTTCCTTGGGTGAGATGGCGCAGTAATAAATCAGCGATGAGCCGATGTTTTGCACGCTCTTGCGTTTGCAGTAGCGTAATCTGGCTACGTTTCGAAGCGGGTTGTCCTTACCGAACGTCTTTACCATGACTGATTCAACAAAGGCGGCATCATCGGATTCTTTGGCGAGAGCGATGATGTTTGCCGTTGATGACTGAGGGATAAGCAGGTCACGCGCCTTGCGGAACAGTTCTTCACCGCGCAGGCCTTCACAATGCAGCTGTGACACGATTTTCTCTATCTGCCTGCCCTTCTGCTCACTCCATTCGCATCGCATCATCAGACGGCCAATCACGTTCACCTCTGCACGGTCGTAATCTTCTCCACCGAGGTGATCGCCCCACACGCCCAGCAAGTGCCTTACCCATGCCTGCTGTGATTTGTTGATAGTCTTCCAGCCATTGCCGAATAACCTGCGCATATCAGCCGCGCTGCGGACGCCTGATAGCCTGACGATTTGCTGGTAATCACGCTCTATCCTCATTGCGCCTCGCTCCTCTTTTTGATCAGTTCTCTGGTTTTCTGCCTGTAATGTGCCGCAAGCTCCTGCAGTTCTTCCCGCGTCCACTTCTTCACCAGGTGTGGCCCCATGAGGCGATCGAAAGCAGCCTGTCCGATTTTCTTAATCAGGTTTGGCGTGTAGTTTTCGATGTTGCCGGAAAGATGCTGGTTGCAGGGTACGCATTGCTTATGGCAGTTGGTTTCGTCGTAGCGTGTAGCCGGTGATGCGCCGCGAGTTCGATAGTGCCCGGCGTCATATTTTCCTTCGTGGAATCGTCCGCAGCTGATGCACGGATCGGCGGCATCGCGAGTGCGTATATATTCGTTGAAGGCTGACTGGGCTTGCTTATGGAAATGACTGAGGGGCTTTACTGCTAACTTGCGGATTTTGGTGTGGCGCTTTTCTTGCTGAGTTTCTTCTCTTCTTTGGCGCTCTGCTTCCTGTATCGCTTTCTGCCGGTCCTTCTCTCTTTTCGCCAGTGCTATCACGGTTCCGCATTCAGGTGAGCACCACGTTTGATTGGAGAAGATCGGGCGAAACCATTCGCGGCAATCAGGGTTCTTACAGCGCTTCCTGACTTTCCTCATCGTCCACTCCCATCAGTCCGTTCGGATCGCTTTCTGCCCACGATTCGATGCACAAAGCGCAGCAGTAAACTTCCTCCGTGGTGAGCCATGCTGGACACCCAGCGCACCTGATAGCGGGCGTATCGCCAGATGCACCGGATTGGGTAGTAGTCGAAGTACTCGGCATACTGATAGTCCTCGTTACACGTTTCGCAGCTGGCCCCGTAGTGATACCTGTCTTCTGAGGTGAGGATGGAGTGGCAGCGGCAGCAGCGTTCATTTATAGTTCACCGTCCATTTCTCGGCTGTGGTGTATTTGATTAACCCCTTCTTGCGCAATGCCTGAAGTCGCCTATCAATAATGCGGAAGGCTGGGCTGCCAGTCTCCTCAGACAATCGTGAGGCCTCTTCATAAACCGGCCCGCCATCGATTTTCATAAAGGTGTTTTTGCCTGCAGCAATTCTCTCCTGAATGAGCATGTCCATTTTCGTGTAGTCGGTATTTGGTTTCATCTTCAGCTCCACATCGGGTTTTTATACTGCCGGCTCTGCTTTGGCTCTTCCCGGAACTCAGGCAGCAAGGCGCTAACCAGCCAGAGGCGTGGATCTGCTGAGAGAGTCTTCTGAGTTTTGATATTGCGGGAGGCGTAGCGGGAAAGGAGTTCGGCGGCGGTTTCAGAGTCTACAGGGTCATGCACGAACCATGTCATTCGCATGGGCACCCCTTACTGTTGCCAGCAGACTATCCAGCATCGCCATGTTGTAGCTGCGGCCAAAGCCCATGTTTACCGTTCCCATGCGGTACTGGTAATCGTGGTCGGTATTGCCAAACCGCTGACGTTTTATCTTGTTGCTGTCAGTCATGTCGTGAAGAGCTACAGCCACGTTTTTCCGCTTAGCTGAGGCCATCACGCAGGCGCGGTCGGTGATTTCTTTGGAGGTGTGCCATTCACCATCAGAAAGCACATCCAGAATTGCAGTGGTTAATTTACTCATACTGTACTCCCGAATCTTCCAGCCCACTCAGCCGCACGCGCTGACTCGTCGCTAAACCTGACGTTCTGCTCTGCTCCGAAGGCATGGATGAAGGTGATGAGGTCACGCATCTCACTGACGCGCATTTTGCTTGTTGATTTACCGAGGACTACAAAGCCATTCCCCGCTAGGTTCGGCACCGCCTCCTGTCCGTTTAGGCTCGCGCTAAACAGGTGCTTCCAGCTCTCCGGTGCCAGCTTCCGTCCATGCCAAATAACCTGCTCTGATACGTCATGCAGGCATGCCCATAAGAGAGCGTTTTGTTCGAGGGTTCTGGTTCGTTCGGAGATGGTCACTACAAGAGGGGTTTGGTTATTCGCTGATATCTGCTGGATAGCTTCTAAGCAGTTTTGCCGTATTCGGCTATCCCGCAGGATGTAGGTTTGTTTCTCCATCGCATTTGTCTCGCTTTAATGCGTCGCCCAGCACCTTGCGCATCACCTCCTGATAGCAGGTGAAATCATGGAACTTGCGGCCGTGGTTAATGATTTCCTGCAAGAGTGATTCGAACTCATCATCTGGCAGGATATAAGTGGATTTCTTAAGAGGGATTACGTTGCTCACTTGCGACTCCTTGAGTCCTGCTACTCAAACTCAGCATCGACAATCAGGTCGTGCGCTTCACGCGCCAGCATGTCGATGGCTTTCAGGTGTGCCCGGAACTGCTCCGGTGTTAGGTCGCGATTCTTAGCCAGGTCGATGATTGCCAGCTGTAGATTGCGAGCCTGCCGCATAAGCGGTATTGGGACTACCAGTTGAGTTACCTGTGTCATGCTGCGCTCTCACTTCCCTCAAGCCAGAAGAAAAACGCCCGGTCCACAACGGCATCCTGATAGCCAAGATGTGATCGGGTCAGGTTGTGCTTGTCACCGTGAATGCTTCGATACAGACGCTCAAAGNGTCGATGATTGCCAGCTGTAGATTGCGAGCCTGCCGCATAAGCGGTATTGGGACTACCAGTTGAGTTACCTGTGTCATGCTGCGCTCTCACTTCCCTCAAGCCAGAAGAAAAACGCCCGGTCCACAACGGCATCCTGATAGCCAAGATGTGATCGGGTCAGGTTGTGCTTGTCACCGTGAATGCTTCGATACAGACGCTCAAAGCGGATGCGGTTCATCTCAGTCATGGCGGCCACCTTTCAACCCAAATCGGCGGCGGATATCAGCGAGATGATCCAGTGCCTTTTCGTTGCCTGTCGGGATGTGAAGTTGAGGTATCTGCTTGCGCGGTGGCGGGATGACTTCGCCAGCCTCGATACGGCGAGACATTTTGCGCAGCTCATCGCCCAGGCGCTTGCGACACTCTGTGTCGGTCAGGTTGAATGATCGCATCTGGTTGTAGACCGCTGTCACCATGTGGAAACAGGCCGGGCTTTCCCATGGGAACTCTTCGCTGCTGTCGTACATGCCACGGTCCCGGCAGTACAGGCGGAACATGTCATACAGTTCCTCATCGGCTGGCAGACCGGCTGCGCGGTGCTCACCCTGCTTGCACCACTCGATAAACTGGCCGGGCGATGGCAGGAACGGCGAACCACTGGCGCGGGCCAGCTTCATGCCTGCTGAAAGCTGCTGTTTGTTGTGAATGCCGTTCTCTGCAAACGCGGCGATCCACTGGCGCTTAGCTGCTGCTTCGTCGTTCGGGTTACGCCAGGCAGTGCTGACCGATGCCGGGAATACCTGCTTCAGGTTCGAAAACAGAGCATCGACAAGGCGCTCAACGTCCTCGTGCACTCCACGCTCAACCGGGCGCGGCCCATTTCCTGCAATGCGAGCCAGTGCGCCTGCATCACGGTACTGAATTGCTGATACGAGGTTTCTCATAGAAATTCATTCTCCCAGGCTTCGCGGCTGTTCCAGTGCTGAGCGGGTTGCTGCGGCGCTGGCTGCCGGTTACGCCCTGGCTGGCTCATCTGCGCCCGGAGTGTTTCCCATTTGGCGCGGAGTTTTGCAGGGCTGAGGATATTGGTCTGCCAGAAGTGATCGGCGTTAGCCCACTTGAAGGTTTCGCAGATGTCGTGATGCGTGACATCCAGCGATCCTCTTAGAAGGCGGACTTCGTTAGCCCAGGCAGGCCAGTTTGGGGCTTTTGCAGTTGGAGTAATAATCTTCACCCTGCTGAACATCCACTCGGCTGCCTTTAGGTCGTCAGCAGTTCCCCATTTGTCACCTTTCGGTGAATGGGTTGCTGCTTCAGGACGGATGACAGGGAGATTACTCAGGGGTGTGTCGGAGGATTCGCCAGAATTCTCTGACGTATGTTTAATGTCTTTCTTGTCTTTTGTAATAGTGTCTTTTGTGTGTCCCTGTTTTGGTGACAACCCTGTCACCGTTTTGGTGACACTTTTTGTCACTGATTTGGTGACAGTGACACCATCATGGTGACACTCTGGAATTTGCCACTCTGCGAGGTTCTTATTTGGTCCGATTAGCATGCCTTCCCTGACCAGAACACACATCTGAATTAACTCGTTTTTTGCCTTATTCACCTTCTGCCTGGGCAGCCTGGTGAGATGGCTAATCTGGCTGTCAGCAATGCGATCCATCTTCTTGTTGAAGCCATATGTTTTCCGGCAAACAGCATGCGCAACCTTAGCCTGATTCCTGGTCAGGTTGGCCCCTATCAGCTCTTCGTACAGCTCGTTTGCCAGACGCGTGTATCCATCGTCTGTATCTGCCACACGTTGCTCCACGGCCCTGAGAGAGGGCCTNGCCTGGTGAGATGGCTAATCTGGCTGTCAGCAATGCGATCCATCTTCTTGTTGAAGCCATATGTTTTCCGGCAAACAGCATGCGCAACCTTAGCCTGATTCCTGGTCAGGTTGGCCCCTATCAGCTCTTCGTACAGCTCGTTTGCCAGACGCGTGTATCCATCGTCTGTATCTGCCACACGTTGCTCCACGGCCCTGAGAGAGGGCCTGATTGGTGATACGTTGTCATGCGCAAGATTCATCGCCGCCCCCGTCAGATGGAATACCTGAGCGATAATCAGCGAGAATCCGCTTTATCTCTTCAGTGGTGCCATGAGATAGAATCAGGCTGTCAAAACCACCATCACGATCAAACTCTGCATCAACCAGCAATTCAGCCAGGCGCCGTGCTTTGGCTGCGCTGAACTGCGGAATAGCTGCTGATCGGGTAAGTTTGCTTTTACCTGCAGCTTTCGCCTTCTGCATTTGCGCCTGTGCAACAGCGTCTGCTTTCGGGCCATGCTCACGTGATAAAGCAACTGCAGTGGTTGGGGCCACTTCGCCCGCCTTCACCATTGCGATGAGGCTCTCACCGCACTCCAGCAGCTGAAGGTGCTGATCCACATCTGCCGGTGAGCGCTTAACCTTTTTGGCAATCTCAGCAGGCGTCCAGCCCTGATTCAGCAGGCGCTGATATGCCGCCGCACGTTCCAGAGGAGACAGAGCCTTACCCTGTGAACTGGTAACCATGAATGCGATGCGATCAGCTTCGGAACCTGAGAAGTCTTTGCACTCAAGGCGTGGTATTTCGTGGCCAGCTTCAGACGCCATTTTCGCGCCGTAATACCGGTGGTGACCGTCGATAATCTTGACGCCCTGCTCTGTAACCTGAACCGCCAGCGGCGGCATAAACTCACCAGCAATGATAGCGTCACGAAATTCAGCAACGTGCTCCTGGTCGATTTCACGAACGTTGTAGCCGGGCTCTACGTAAAGCTCAGCCAGTGGCACCAGAAACGTTTTCTTAACCGTTGTTTCCGTGCCGTTTTTCTCTTTTGCCTTGTAAAGCGATAATAAAGAACTCATAATTACTCCTGTACGTTGATCCAGTAAGATTCGTGCATCAGGCCTCGAAACTGTTCCCGCAGTTCGGGGCTTTTTCTTTTCCCATAGCAGCAGCCACCGCTTGACGTGCGACTTCTGCAATCAGGCTTGTTTCCCAAACCTTTTCCAGCAGCACAAAAACCGTCGCCATATCGCGCAGGTTTAAGCGGCTTACCTTCGATTCATGCCATCCCGCCTCATCAGCCAGAACGCGCTGCCCTTTGTGAGTCAGGCGGCTGCGTAATTCTGTTTCTACTTCGTTAATCAACTTGCTATTTCTTGCGTGTTCCATAATTGATAATTTCCGTGTAGTTAAATGATTGCGTGACATTGCGGTGAGCAAGGTCACATAGGTTTGCTCCGACATTTCGGTGGGAGCGGCTTCAGAGTTTTAAAGAGCGGTGGTTCTTAAGCCGCGGTATCGGCTGACTTCATGTAACGCTGCGGGTAAAGAATCTGCATTTCGGTGATCTTCCCTTTGAAGAACCGGGACAGCTTTTCTGCCGTTTCGAGAGATGGAACCTGAATTCCCCTTTCGATTCGGCTGAGGTTTCCAACGTCAAGTTGCGTTGCGATGGCTACCTCAGAAATTGTCAGCTTTTTCTCTACACGCATTTTCCTTAATGGTGTTGGCATAATGCACCTCCTAAATGCGCTATACGCATAATATGCGAAATACAAAATATGCGCAATACGCTTTGCGTGACACGCATAAAAAAGGTTGAATATCCGCCATGAAAATAGGCGACAAAATTAGACAGATTCGCAAAGCGAATAAGATGACACTTACTGAACTCGCGTTGCGCGTAGATAGCGACGTGGGCAACCTGTCACGCCTTGAGCGTGGTATGCAGGGTTACAGTGATTCCCTTATCCATAAGATTGCAGAAGCTCTCTCTGTTCCTGTATCTGAGCTATTCTCTTCCAATGAGGCTAATGATACTGTAGATTCATACAGTATCGGTTCCATTATAAAAAAGGGGAGAAAAGATGTGTACAGGATTGATGTTCTTGATGTTTCAGCAAGCGCCGGAGATGGTTCACCCTCGAAGGATGTCGTTGAAGTCATAAGGTCTATTGAATATGTTCCCGATCAAGCAAGGGTCATATTCGGTAACCGGCCGGAGTCATCCGTGAAGCTTATCAACGTTCGCGGTGACAGTATGGAAGGCACTATTGAGCCAGGTGATCTGATTTTTGTTGATGTCGCCGTAAGCAGCTTTGATGGTGATGGCATATACGTCTTTGACTATAACGGCGACATGTTTGTTAAGCGCCTACAGAAAGTCAAAAGCGAGCTGATCGTCATATCTGACAACCCGCGCTATCGTGAGTGGACCATCTCTGAAGAAGAAATGGATATGCTTCATGTAGCTGGCAGGGTCATGCTGAGTCAGTCCCAACAATACCGACGCCACGGATAGCCTCCCCTTTCGCAAATCAGCCCGCCATGTGCGGGCTTTTTTGTGCCTGCTGCACTTCCCGCCTAAAAATAAATCTCTTTCTGTTTCAGACGCATACGCTAAATCCCCGCAAAAGCACATAAAGCCGATCAATTATGCGCTTGACGCATATGCGTATAACGCATAATATTTATCCCATCAGCAGGACGCAGTAACTAACAGGATGTTGGGTCGCTCTTTAACATTAATGGGGTTTGTCTCCGCCGAAATGCGGGGAACCAAAGTGAAGTTGGCTTTGGGATTGGATGAATGCGAATTCATTGCCGGGGATAAGAAGTGGGTACCCGGCGTCGGCTGAAGTCGTGGGATAACAAATCCGTCTTGAACGGTGGCAAAACCAGCGCACGTGAACGGCGAGGAGCACCGGCCATCCAATCACCTAAGCCAATTACTGGAGGTACACATGACAATCGTAATGACCATTCTGGCCTCTGATAACGCCAGAAATCGCCGCAGGGCAAAACGTGCAGCTGAGCGCGAGCAGGTCGCAGGACCACAGCACATCAGCCGCGTCGAGAAGGCTTGCTCCTCCCCTTCTCTGCGTGACAGGCATGAGAGCACATCAGTGTGTCTGCCTGAGATTGCATTATTCAACGCGGGTTATCGCAAATCACAGGCCATTACCGCAAAGTAAATGATAAATATGGTTACCATTTACTGAATGCGATCAATTGCAGCAACTCATTTTTTTTCATAATTGAATTTAAGTTCATCAATAGTAACAACATCGACTTCTACAGGAAATTTGGCTTTTTTATGAATAATTTCTATTTCTTTATTTAAAAGGTCATTTCCACCTACCCCTACCCCGTCGATTACCAATACAAAAAACACACGAATATTTTTTAAATGAGTCCAGCTTTCATTTATAAGCTCAACCTGCTTTAAGACCCCTTGATATCTAAAAAGATTGATTACCTTTATTTCCAGGAATACTATATCCCCAGTAAGCTTTCCATTAGAAATTGGCGGATAATAAGCGCCATCAAATTTATGATAACCTAACTCGTTCCTCATCTCTGTCTTTTTAAGATCGAACCTAATTTTGAGCTTATGCTCAGCATATAAGAAAGCTAAGTAATGGGCTTGACTACCTAGCATTTTTAAAATCATTTCCTTGCGACTTGTAGGATTGGGCTTAACAGACTCTTTTAAGGCATATGGGACTTCAGGCTCTTGTAATATTTCCTCATTAACAACGGAACTTTCGCTGCTTTTACTCGTAGAGACTTCAAATTTCAAATCAGCGTCACAGAGGTTAACCTCTTCATTTATCCTTTTAAAGTGTGTTGCATGATCATTTTGTTCAATATTATTCACTTCAGAATTAGATGCTGACGGCAATGAGATAGATATGCCCTGCTGGCCAATTATTGTCATATAGTTCTTCTCGTCGACAAAATCGCTAGGCGCATATAATGATTCAGGTTTTTTTAGCAGAGTGTAAAAAAAGAGACTAACTATGAATGTAGGAAAGAACATTAAAAAAAATATATATATCCTCTGATTCAGCTCCGTGATCAAAGGTAATACAGCTGTACCACTAACTTCAGCTATACCAGCAAACATTGCAATTATTGTTAGTGGATTTTTAACAATAGAGATTGCTCCAGCCATAAATACCAACCCCATCAACTTGGAAGTAAAAGACGTGATAACACAGTTCTAAAAAATATCACATAAATATAGTAATTAATTTTTATACAGGAGTCCACGATGAACTATGCCATCGCGGGCGGCGCCGTCGTGGGCGCTGCTCAGCTAAACGAATCACTGCTCGACACCATCACCCGACGCCTCCGCACTGGCTGGCGCAACCTTATCGACACGCTGAATCAAAGAGGCCAGTCATGAACGCACCGGCAGCCACAGAGCAGTACCGCAAGCAGCAGGAAGAGTTAGAGCGCCAGCGCGAGATGCTGGATAAGTCGAAGGACTTCACATTCATCAACCTGATGCTGAAAAGCCTCGGCATAGGAGAGCGGAAATGAGACTGAATAGAATAGCCAGGCAGGAAGTGCAGGATATTGCTTACAGCCTGCCAGAGAGCGAACTGGAGTTTATCGCTGCCGAAGTCGATGCGCGGATGAACCAGCACAAGACAAACCCGTTGATGCCAGCCCTGTGCGCCTTCCTGACGCGCCATTACGGCTACCCCGCTATCGAGATGTTCGATGAAGACGACGAGCAGCACGAAGCCGCTGAGGAGTTTTTACGCGAGGCGATGGTGCGGGTTGCGCGGCGAGAAGTGGCGATCGAAATCTACCGCAACAAACACGGAAATCAGGAGGCGGCGTAATGCAGCCTGGCATCTACTACGACCTCAGCAACGAGGACTATCACGGCGGCGCGGGCATCAGCAAGTCGCAGCTGGATGACATCGCCATTAACCCGGCTATATTCCAGTGGCGTAAGGATGCGCCGGAAGACGATGAGAAGAAAGCAGCTCTGGATATGGGAACCGCCCTTCACTGCCTGCTGCTGGAGCCTGAAGAGTTCGACAGGCGTTTCATAGTTGCTCCTGAATTTAACCGCCGCACGACAGCCGGCAAGGAGGAGGAAAAGCAATTTCTGAAGGATTGTGCAAGCAGCGGCATGACAGCATTGGATGCTGAACAGGGACGGAAGCTGCAGCTTATGCGCGCCAGCGCCCTCGCCCATCCCGCCGCACGATGGCTGCTTGAGGCTGAAGGCCATCAGGAGGCATCAATCTACTGGAACGACGAACAGACCTGTGAGCTTTGCCGGATACGCCCGGACAAATTCCTGNAGCAATTTCTGAAGGATTGTGCAAGCAGCGGCATGACAGCATTGGATGCTGAACAGGGACGGAAGCTGCAGCTTATGCGCGCCAGCGCCCTCGCCCATCCCGCCGCACGATGGCTGCTTGAGGCTGAAGGCCATCAGGAGGCATCAATCTACTGGAACGACGAACAGACCTGTGAGCTTTGCCGGATACGCCCGGACAAATTCCTGTCGGGCCAGCCCGTTATCGTCGACGTGAAGAAGGTCGCTGATATCTCCCGCTTCGCCCGCCACGTTGAAGAGTTCCGCTACCACGTTCAGGACGCCTTTTACCGCGAGGGCTTCAGTAAGCACTTCGGCGAGTATCCGCTATTCGTTTTCATCGCTGTCAGTGAGTCGATCGACTGCGGCCGCTATCCGGTGCGTACCTTTCAGTTGCAGGAAGACGATGTTGCCGTGGGCTACGACCTGTTTCGCCGAAACCTTGATACCTATCACGAATGCATGCTGTCCGGTAACTGGGGCGGCATTGAAGAAATTACGCGCCCGGACTGGGCTAAAAGAAAGGATTAAGCATGAGCAAAGACATCATCACCGTGCCGGTCAACGAGGCCGACACTAAAGCGGCAATCTTCAGCCCGAGCGGACTGCAGAAGTTACAGGCGTTTGCCGAAGTCATGTCGCAGGGTAAAGCGACAGTTCCCGCTCACCTGTCCGGCAAACCCGCTGACTGTCTGGCAATCGCATTACAGGCTGCTCAGTGGGGAATGAATCCTTACGCAGTGGCGCAGAAAACGCACCTGGTTAACGGCACGCTGGGATATGAGGCTCAACTGGTCAATGCGGTAATCACCAGCTCAACCGCCGTTCAGGGACGCTTCAGGTACGAATACGGCGGCGATTGGGAGAAGTTTAAACCGGGTGCGGCCAACGCATCGAATGAACGCGGACTTTCTGTGCGAGTCGGCGCAGTGCTGAAAGGTGAAACGGAAATCACCTGGGGTGAGCCACTTTACATGGAGTACGTCACCACGCGCAACTCCCCTCTCTGGAAGACAGCACCAAAGCAGCAACTGGCATATCTGGCCGTTAAGTACTGGGCGCGCCTGTACTGTCCTGACGTGATTCTCGGCGTCTATACACCGGACGAGTTCGAGCCAGCGCAGCGCGCAGAACGCGACGTTACACCGGCACGCAGCCGGGCTGACCTGAACAACCTCATTAACAGCAGGCCCGAAACGCAGCAGCCAGAGCGCGAAATTAATCCGGCGACGAATACCAGTGCACCAGCGCGCACGCCGGACGAACTGCTTGCCGATTTCACCACAGCCGCCTCAGAAGCTGAAAACGTTGCAGGCCTTGACCGCTGCTACAAATACGCAGCACGCATGTTGGCTAATGAGACAGAGACACTCGAAAAGGCCACCGACGTTTATCTGATTCGCAAGGCGGAGATTGAAGAGGCACTTAGCTAATCACAGGAGAAGATATGCAATCACCTGAATACCGGCGGCGCGGGAATCAGTTAACCTTAGGCCGCCGCTGGTCACCCGATGAGATAGGTCTTCTTAAAGAGTTGGCAGCAACCATCCCACCAAAACTTATAGCCCGGAAGCTCAACCGCTCTTATGAGTCCGTTCGCCAGCGAGCCAGTCGCAGCCAGATAAGATTTCTGGAAGAGCGCAGCAAAGCTATTGATGGCACTAAGCCAAATTTATGACACAAAAATACTGTACATATAAACAGTATTTAGCTGGTCATCATTAAGTGCTGAGAGTATTGTGGCTGAGTGAATTCACAGCCTAACTCACTCAACTGAAAGAGGATTACCATGGATCATACCGACCAGGAATTTGAAGACCTGCAAGACCTTAACTCTCTCTATCGCGGTGCAATTCTGGATACCACTGAAGTAGTCGGCCTGGGTATCGAGATTCTTACCAAAGTGGTAGCGGCAAGTGAAGCCGGCACGCCGGGTTCACTTACTCCGGCTGACCAGTATCAGGCTAAGCGGACTCTGATGTATCTGAAAGAGCGCAAAAACGACAACGCAATGTTCCGCAAGCCCGGCGACCCTGAACCGCGCACTTTCCAGCAGTACGAACACCCGTAACAGGTAGTCAGTAACTGACTTTTTTAGGCCGATGGAAGTCGGCCTTTTAACCTCACGTAACTTCTGATTTTACCTTTTTAAAGGATACCGAATATGACCACGGCTATAGACCTGGCACAACAGGCGATCGATAACATCAATGCACTCAAAGCACTGGCTGAAAAAACTGGTGAAGTACCTGCAGATGTGCAGGCTCAACTGGACGACTATGCCGATCAGATCGATAAACTGACCCGGCAGTTAGGTAGCGAGCAAGAGACCCGTGAGGGTTATCGCATCAACATTTTGATTGATGAAGAGCAAATTAGCCTTGCTCTCGAAATCATGAACAAAATTGAGAATGGACTCACCGATAAAACCATTCCTCAAATGCCTACTACCCTGCGACGCCAGCTTACTGAAACACTGGGGTATGTTACAAACCGGAAGGAAGAGATGCTTGTTTTCCGCAAAAAAGGCGACTCGGAACCTCGAACATACGAAGAGTACCGTATGGGAATTTAATCCCATCAGATACCTTATGAACAGCCGCCTTCGGGCGGTTTTTTATTGCCTGATATCTCACTATTTTCGCCGCGGCATTGAGCCTGACAGCGGCATAAGGGGTAAGAGAATGAGTAAAGTTAAGCGCTACAACCCAGNAGATGCTTGTTTTCCGCAAAAAAGGCGACTCGGAACCTCGAACATACGAAGAGTACCGTATGGGAATTTAATCCCATCAGATACCTTATGAACAGCCGCCTTCGGGCGGTTTTTTATTGCCTGATATCTCACTATTTTCGCCGCGGCATTGAGCCTGACAGCGGCATAAGGGGTAAGAGAATGAGTAAAGTTAAGCGCTACAACCCAGAATTAGAAAAAGAATTCGGCCTGGGGTTGCCTTGCCTGTCTATGCTTGGCAATCCATATGGTGAGTGGGTTCATTATCAGGACTACGCCGAACTCAAAGCACAGCGTGACGCGCTGGCGGCTGAGAATGCGGCGCGGGGCGAAATTATTGAACGCCTGATTGGACAATATAGTGCGGCAGGTTATCACGCCGTACAGAATTCACTGAACCCTGCACAGTCACTGCTATACGACGCAATGCAGGTGATGAAACAGCCAGCCACCGCCGCATACCTCAACTCTGTGCGGGCTGATGCTGTCGCATCGTTCGCGCATCATCAGCGCGTAATTTCCGACTCAGAAACAGACCCAACAATTCAGCGCGGCCATCGCATTACAGCATGCCGGGCCGAGGGTTTCGCCGCCCAACTCCGCGCCGGTAAGGATGGTGAGTGATGTGTAGGTCAGCGGTCTTTACAATTTAGCGACAAAAGCCTCCTTCATAGGTGATATATATAAATTGTCAAAATAGGAGGCAATCATGAGTATTAACGATTTATATGAAGAACAAAGACAGCAGGCTCTGAGCATTCTTTTAAAAAAAGAAGTACTAACTACATGCCGCTTCCATGAAGACGAAATTTATGAGGGTGGCGAAGATATACAGTCTGCCTATAAGTATGCCAACTATCTATTCTCAAAAGGTGACCTGTCATTTCCATTCAATGACAGGTCAGACATGACAGAGACAATCAAAAGCATTTATGAAGAATACTGCTGCGACATGTGCCCTTCCTGCGAAAGACATATGGATGATTGACGGATGCCACACAACTTAGCAGCACGCAGCAGAGAAGAACGCGACAGGATTAACGTGGATTTAGCCGCGTCAGGAGTCGCATACAAGGAGCGTATGAATATGCCTGTTATCCCGCATGAAGTGGAGATGCAGCAGCCTGAGAGTCAGCGCGAGTATTTCAGGGAGAGATTGCAGCATTACAGGAACGCTTCGCTGCAGTTCCCGCGCGGCACTGACCCGGTTTACTTTAAGGAGGAAGGAAAGTGATAGTCCTTTTCATTCCCTCCCTCATCAGCCTGCTGGTTTCTAAAGCCGAAGAGAAAGGCTCTCCTTTGACTGAAGAGGAGGTGTTGGCTATTCGTGATAATGCCACGGCTATTGTCACGGATGCTGAAGGAGTTTTAGCTGTAGCTGAGCGCCGCGGATATCAGGATATCGACCCCGAGCATTGCTGGGAGGAATGGCTGGACTTTAATAAGCAGGATTAAAGTTTTCATGCATAGGGACGATGAAGTTTAGACGGGGATCGGACCCGGTTTATCATAGGGAGGAGAGGACTTGAGTTGGCATCATGGAGATTATATAGATTTGCTTTCAGCTATTGGAGGCGCAGCCTCAGCCGCATTTGCTGCTTATGCTACATGGCTTGCAAAAAAATCGACAGAATTATCAAAGGCTTCGGTTCTGGAAACAAATCGTCAGGGTCGGATTGCGTTATTAACAGCTGAGCTTGTACGATTATCAGAGCGAGCAAATTCAGCCGTTGATGAGCAATCCCTTCTCAAGGAGGGATATTCAACTTTGCTGGAAATAATGACAGCTTTAAGTTACGCCAACGAGGCCATCAAGGTATCTCCCCTTAGTGTCACTGATAAGGCGGAAATGACGGCGCTTTTCATGAGGCATGTACATCCTGCAATCTTTCACGAAGTTAATACTGCTAGTGAACTTCGAAAAAATGATGATGCTATGCAAAATACGTTTCTCATAAAAGCATATAGAGAGGCGCAACTTTTCTTAGAATTAGATTCTCCCTCAGATATACCCGATCCATCATAGTTAATCTTTTTATTAAAAATAACCTCGCCACGGCGGGGTTTTTTATTGCCTATAGGAAACCGAAATGACACATCCAGACCCTATTGATGAAGCCGCAGAACGCGAGCGGCAGATGATTGAGATTGCCCTAGCTAACCGCCCCAAGCCCACGATGACCTATACCGGCTTTTGCCATAACGGTGATTGCGGAGAGAAGACTTCAAAGGGTTTCTTCTGCTGCAGCGAATGCCGGGAAGACTACGAGCGCATTGAGCGCGCTAAGCAGCAGAGGAGAGTGGCATGAGCATTGAATGGAATGGAGAAGGTTTGCCGCCGGTGGGGTGTGAGTGTGAGAGAGAAGTTCCAGGCGGCTGGTCACGATGCAGAATAAATTACGCTTCCAGCGCGCTTATCGTTTATCAGATGCTGGATACCGGTAACGAATATGCATCCACCTTATCAGCGTTCAAGTTCCGACCTATCCGTACTGAAGCACAGCGCAAGCGTGATGACAGAATTGCAAGCCTCGATAATTTTATCAACGGATTTTTGAAGTCTACGAATGGCAATCATGCGCATCTTGGTGAAGCTATTTATGAATGGCTAGCTGTGCTAGACAAGCTCAAAACCCCCACATCACCCTGAAGTAACCCCCCACCCACCCTATTCACTATCGCGCTCTGCGTGAGGAGTTGTTATGTCCGTAGTAAAGCCCGAGAAGAAACAAAAGCATGATGGTTCAGTCGATACCATGAATTCAGATGACGCACGCTTCATCGTCATGCGAGGAGATTATACCGCCGAGCAGATTCTGAAGGCAGCTGTCGAGCAAGGAGAAATAGAGCCAGAAGATGAGGAAGCCTGGTCGCACGCTCGTTATTACCAGTCCTGGTACAAAACATCACCCCTTGGTGGTCAGGATGGATACTCTCGCTGGAATCATCCTCGCGATACTCCATGCCGCGGCGCTTATTTCGCTTCAGTATTGTGCTGGGATTGACCCGTGAACACCATCCACGACATCTCCCCCGGCGAGTTCTTCATATGGCTCGCCTTTTTAATTTGCATCCTGCTGGCTCTGTGCTGGCCGTATAAGGAGTAGATATGGAAAACGTTGTTCAGCTGATGCCGAGCAAGTGGGTATCTGAGTCGGTTCTGATGACGATCACCGGCATGAAGAAAAATACCATCAAAACGGCTCGTGAAGTGTCATGGATGGAGGGGCGTGAATATAAGCACGTCTCCCCCGATGGTGCGCCGCGGGATAACAGCATGTGCTTTTATGACTGGAAGGCGATCGAGAAGTGGATTGATAACCAGCCGGCAGCGATTGCCAGGAAGAAATCTGCTTAAATGCAGATCCATTTCAACAGGAGAAGGCTAATGTCTGGATATCCAACAGGAGTGGCCCCCAACAAGAATCATCTTCGAATCTGGTTCATGTATGAAGGGCAAAGACGGTGGGAGGCGATCGGGGTTCTCGACACTCCCAAAAACAGGAAGATGGCAGGCGAGTTACGTAGCAACATTGTCTACCGCATCAAGACAGGGACGTTTGACTACAGGAAAGAGTTTCCCGACTCACCTCTTTTCAAGAACGAAGCTAGCTCGTCCGGGTCGATCGCTATCAGGGAGGTGGCGGATTTATGGCTGAAACTCAAAAAGCCTGATTGGGCAAATAGCTCCTATGTCACAACAGAGCGCCGCGTCAGAGTCACACTGGACATCATAGGCAACGGAAAGGACATCCGATCTGTCATGCAAAAAGACCTGCTCAACCTGCGCATTGAACTTCTCAATGGCAGCTACTTTACCGGCAGAAAAATGAATATAGAAAAGAAAGGCAGGACAGCGGCCACGGTTAATTCCAGCATGGCAGACCTGAAAGCGATCTTCGCCTTTGCTCATGGCAACGGATATATCGAGGCAAATCCAATGACAGGAATAAAACCTCTCAAAAAGTCCAACAAGCGCCCGGATCCGATTACACGGGAAGAGTACCCTCGCCTCATCGCGGCATGCTCAACACGACAGACGGCGAACATGTGGTCGCTTGCTATCCTGACCGGATTACGCCATGGCGAGATATGCGCTCTGGCCTGGGAGGATGTGGACCTTGAGGCGAAAAAGCTGACGGTCAGCCGCAACCTTACGCCACAGGGTCTGTTCACGCCGCCGAAGACAGAAGCAGGGAACCGCGTCATATGCCTGATGGATGCAGCTGTCGAAATTCTGCGTGACCAAAGGGAGCTGACCAGAATGTATCCTCAGACCTCTTTCACTTTTCATACCAGGGAGTATGGCGAGCGAATAGAGGAGCAGAAGACATTCGTCTTTAATCCCAGCGTGAATGCAGTCAACGGGAGGTCGGGAGCATATTACTCAACAGAGTCACTGGGACAGATATGGACCGGCGCACTGAGGCGTGCAGGCCTGCGTCACCGGAAAGCATATCAGTCGCGTCACACGTTCGCATGCTGGGCTCTTTCAGCAGGCGCAAACCCGAACTACGTTGCATCGCAAATGGGTCACTCCGATGCGCAGATGGTGTACCGGGTTTATGGCGCCTGGATGTCAGAGAACAACACGGACCAGCTATCACTCATCAACACGAAAATGAGCGATCTTGTACTACATACGTGCTTCACCAAAGTGGCAGTATGA